CGGAGCCCAATAGCAAAAAAGGCAGAAAGCCGAAGCTTTCTGCCTTTCGAATTCTGGCGGAAGGGGAGGAATTCATGAATTAAGGCGTAGCAACGGTTGTAGTGGCTTTAATGTCAAAAGACCCACCAAAAGACCCACCGACGAAAAAAAGAAGACTAACGGTTTTTTTTGCTTGTGGCGTTGCGAGATTCTCTGGCTACGCGACTCAGGAACTCGCGTAGAGCTGCGATGGGGTACGCAGTAATGCCTGGATAGGCTACAGGGTCCGGGAAGCCGCTTTCCAATGCCCAACGTCGAAGTGTCGGCTCTGATGTATCAAAGGCGGCGATGACTTCATCTCGCGTTAGAAATGCATAGTCAGGAACTGCCGGATCAAAGAGCATCTCGCGAAACCGCATGCCGTCGCGAATCTTGTTGGACGCCGTCATCATTTTTTCATCATCCTGCTGTTTGTTCAAGTCTTTCATTCCTGGTGACCTTTCCTTCTTTCAGGAGTGCCTGATAAAGCCTGTACAGCCCTTTCGGAGTAACGTGCGCCGTGATCGACACGCTCAGTCCTTTTTCCGGGTGCGTGAAGTTCGACACGCGAGGGCGCAGGACGCCTTGCTTCACTCGGTCCGCGTAAGGTTCATTTTTCATTGTGATCCACGAGTGTGCGCGTAGCCAGTCAAAGAGAAGCGTCGCTGGATAGCCGAGCGTCTTGGCGGCTTCTCTGATGAGCATGTCACCGTAGGACGCTTCGACTGTCTCAGCAAAGGCGACCTTCGGAGCGTCCTCTGCGACCTTGTGTTCAAGCGCTGCTTGCTTCTCCAAAGAGGATGCGAGCTGTCGAAGCGCCGTTGGATAGTCCGGCAGTGCCGGCGCAGCCGCCTTGGCTTTGGCCACCTTTTCGCATTCGATGAAGTAGAGGCGTGCCTGCTTGCCTTTCGCGTTTCGTTCGACCATCGCCAGCTCTTTTGCCATGCCGAGGGAAACGGAAAATTCCTTGCTCGGACGACCGCCAGAACTTTCGCTCAAAAATGAGCAAAAGTCCGTGTTCTCGACAAAGCCGAAGTCTTTGATTCGACGTGCGATCCAGTCCTTGAACTCGGTCTTGACGCCGAGGAACGCATGAAGGTCACGCGCGTTGACGGTCGGAATTTGTTCGCCGCCAATGTTTGCCGCACTCAGTGCGATGATTTCGTTCATGGGTTCTCCTTAAAACGGTACTTCGCCGTCGTCATAGGTCTGGGCTTGTTCTTGCACGCGTGAACGTCTTGCCGGTTCGGCCTGTTGCTGTTGTGCTCGGTCCTTCGCACTCTGGACGAACTGGAAGTGTTCGCAGATGACTTCCGTCACCCATCGGTCGGCGCCGTTTTTGTCTTTGTACTTTCTCGTTTGAAGACGGCCACGTACCCAGATCGGCGACCCCTTGTGCAGATACTCGGCAATCGTCTCGGCAGTCTTGCCAAAGGCGACGACGGTGTTCCAGTCTGTGACGTTTTCGTATTGACCGTCCGCGTTTTTCACTCTACGGTTTGTGGCGACGGCCAGGGAAACGAAAGCGAGGTTGTTCGTCCCATATCGGAGGTCAGGGTCGCGGCCAAGACAGCCGCAAATGGTCACTTCGTTGATGTTCAGCATTGTTGTTCCTTTGAAATTCGGTTGATTTGTCGCTCAATCTTTTCGTGCATTGCTAGGTCGACCTTGGCGCTGAAACCGGGGATCAACAGGCGCAGTTGACCGATCATCACGAGGCAGTCGGCACACTCTTCCGCAAGGTTGTTTTCAAGCGCCGTGATGCACCGATACTTGCCGCCGGATGCTTCGGCCTGTCGGGCGAGCGCAAGACGTGAAGCCGCAGTTGCAGCCTCTCCGAACTCTTCGGCAGCCTTGAGCGTCTGATGGTCTCGCCCGTAGTGTCTGGCAATGTCTTTCAGTTCTTCGTCGATCATTCTTCGTAGTCCTCGCACCAAGGACGGAAAGAAAGCTGATACTTGCTGACGTCCAGTTGCCGGTTGCGGTCGTCGTACCAGTGTGTGCCGTTGAAGTAGGCGTACAAGCGGAAAGGTTTGCATCCTTCGCGATAGACGAGCTCGATCTGGTAGTGCCCGGGTTCCGGACGCTCTTTCTTGAATGAGTGCCACCGCTCGTTGTCTTGGTTTGTCATTCCTGCTCCTTGATCTCTTCAATGTCCTGCCACTCGATTCGGACGTGCGCGAGGCAGGCGCCTATCCAGATGCCGACCGTGATGCCATCGGCAAACTCCTGATCCGTCACGCGTCCGGCTTTGTGAGCTTCTGCGAAGTTGGCTGCGTACATGTTCAGTCGCTCGTGGAACTTGCCGCCAGACAGCGTTTCTAGTTTTCTTCGCGCTTTTTCGTCGCGAACTTGGTATTTCATTCCTCTTTCTCCTTCATCATCTGGATGCGGATCGAGCGATAGTCCTTCAGCGCTCCGACGCAGTAGGACAACTTGCGGATGGCCGCATCGACCTCCTCAATGGTCGGAGGAGTTCGACCTTTCCAGTCCTTTCGACACGACGTGGCGCATACCTCGATGGCTTCCAACGCGAAGAGCGCCCGGCGTCGGTGCACTTTTTCGTTCTTCATTCCTCGTCCTCCTTCTGTTTGACGAAGTACTCAGTCGGAAATAGCGTTGGCGCGATCTTTCCCTTGACAGGGACGTGGAGGAGGTAGAAGCCGCAAAGCGTACCTTTTGCGTGATACATGAACGCTCGTCCATCGCATTCCGCTTCTGCCTCACGGATCGCTTTTTGTGTTGTGCCCATCATGCAAGCGATTCGCTTTCGAATTCCCTTTTTCATTTCGACTGGCATTCTTCGTTCTCCTTGATCTTCGATAGCAAGAACGTCTTGAGCACGAACGCCGCATCGTCTTGCGAAACCTTGCTCACGCCCTCAGTAACCTTCTGGAAGATCGGCTTTGCTGCTTGGTTCAAGATGACGCAGGTGCGGGCTTTCTCGTTCGTCGTGAAGTTGACTTCATAATGCCTGCCGTTCACGTAGAATCCGTAGCCCCACATATTCTGAGAGCCAGTAATTTCGCAGTTGAGGCGCTGCATCTGTACCCCTGCCCACTCCGTTTGAGCCTTCTGGAAAGCCTTTGCGTCCGTCGACGCACGCAGAATCGCTTGGCCGATTTGCTCGGCTTCGAAGTGCCACATGTCGGCGATATATCCTCCTTCTTTGACTAGGACTCTTACAGAGGCCCCGCTCCTTTCAACAAGCGCGAGAAAGTCACGATCCTCGTCAAGCGTGTTGTCGTAGTAGTCCTTTGTCCATGGCATGCCGACGATCTCGGCAATCGCGGCTTGAGCGGCCTCATCAATTTTTACTGTCTGGCTCATTCTTCGTTCTCCCACAGAGCGTATCTGGCGGTCACATCCTTATGCCCAAAGGCGTTTAGCCGGCCGTCCCAAAAAATCGGCAGCCGGTGGAACGAGCCGAACGGGATGAAGTCTTGGCCGTCGAAAACCGCAACCCCCTGAAAAAGGGTCTTGCCGAAGTAGGGTTCCGGCGTGCCAGTGTTTTGATCCTTTTCTTTGACTTCGAGCCTGAGCGGCAAGCCGCGCGGCGGCGTCGTGTCCGGATACGTTTTCCATTGCGTCATTCCTTGTCCTCCTTACGGAAAGCCCCGCGCGAGGCGGGGCATGAGTGGGTTACTGGTGCTTGAAGCTCAAGCGAATGTCGCCGTTGTCTTCAACAGTCATGGACGTGCCAGCGATCTTTTTCAACGCTTCTGGATCAAACGCGGGCGTCTGTTCAACGGGCACCGTTTCAGCTGTGGGTTGTTCGTCGAACTCCTCCTCTTCTTCAGCGTTTTCTTCAGTGTCGTCATAAGCAAACAACAGAGCGCTGATCTCGTCGCTTTCGATTTTGGCGCGCTCGATTGTGAGTGCGTAGTTGCAGACGGAATGGGCAATATTCTGGAGGACTTCCTTGTGTTCGCTCTTGTGGCTTTCGAAGGCGATCAAGAGAGCAGATTCGACGAGGAGAGAAGTGTCGATGTCGTCGATCCGGTTGTCATACTGATTGTTGATGTCGAACAGAGCGGACCGGATGATTTCATGGGAGGTTGCTTTTTTAAGCATGAGCTTCTCCTTGTAGAGATAAAGGGTTAATTGTTTTCGTGGATTTCGTCGTCAACGACCGGGGCTTCGAGATACTGCTCTGCAGCGGTGCCTTTCTCTATGAACTCGCCTTCAATGAAGTCCTGCTGCGTTACTGCTTCGCCACGGTCCGACTTCTCGTCGATCTCGACTGCACGGACGGCCTCGATGCTGACGGGGAGGTACTTGAATAGGCGACGAATGACGGTCTTCTTTGCCATCTCGTCCCAATGCGAGGCCCAGGGGCCAGAGGTGCCGGCTTTTGAGGTCTTGCGCACAGCTTCAATCTCGGCGCGAGACATAACCTCGAATTGAACCCCGCCGCCCTTGAGCTTCGCGACGGCATAGACGTGAGTGACCTTTCCTCGATCCGCAACCGATGCAGGGATGTGCTCGATGTCCGGATCTAGACCGAGCTTGTAGTTGAAGGTGTCCTGTTCGTGCACGCAGTATGCGGATAGGCTGACGATCTGACCGGATCGACGGGCGAGATCGATCATTCCTCGGTAGCCGATAATCAGCTGCGCGTTCGGGCGGCCTTGCTTGTCTTTGCCATTTCCGAAGGGCAGCAGATAGCAATGCCCGAGCGCGGAGCCTGGCTCAAGGCCCAGAGCTGCGCACTGGAGGACGGCGCCGTAAAAGCTCTCAGGGGCGCACTTCAGAAGAGCCGGTGCCTTGCGGCACTCAGTCATGACGATGCGCGTCAGGCGATCAGCAGTCATGCTCTTCGGAAGTGCCAGGGCCATCTGTGCCTGAAACTTTTTCGAGCGCACGACGTCGATGACGGTTGCGGCTTTGACCTGTTGCACGACGGCGGTCTGTGCGGCGGCAGGTGCGACCTGCGACTTGAGAACATCAGTTGTTGACATGAGTTTCCTTTTTGTTAAGCGAGTCGAAGGATTCGGGTGGGGGTGACTTGTACGAAAGTTGCGTACAGGTCAGGGTGTTCTTTCTTGAAGGCGGTAGAGGAGAAGCGAGTGCTGTTCTGCGCCTTGTAGGTGACGGCCTTTTGACCGCCGATCGTGAGCCCGGTCTTTTCACCAATGGCGAGGATCACGCGAGAGGCGACGGCCTTCTCTTGCTCCTGAAGCTCTTTGATCTGTTCTTTGATCGTTCGGAGCTCGCCTATGTCGGCAGCTTCGTCGTTACTGGCTTCTTTCAGCTCGCCGTTGTCTCGGGAATAGAGCTTCTTGATGTCGTCGACGTTGATGGGGTCAGGGGCGACGTCAGCAAGGACCTTCTCGAACCAGAAGGCGCGGCACTTTTCGACGATGGCTTTGATCACGTCCTCATCGCGCTGCACTTCGTACATTCGGAAGTCCTGACCGCCGATGAGAACAGCGACATAGAACTTCTTGATGCCCGTCACCGCCATGTACCACTGAATCTGCGTTTCGTAGTAGAGCGGAATCTGGTGCTCGGTGACGACCTTGCCGGACACGATCTCATCTTCCTGCGAAGGTCCCCACTTGTCAGCCATGAAGGCGTTGGCGGTCTTGCACTCGAGGCCGACGTCCGTCGAAAGCATGAGGCCGGTTTCGGCTGCCTTCGCGGGCTTGTTGACGCGGACCGTTTTGGCAATCTGTTCGTTGACGATCGCTCGGTCGATGTTGCCGCGCATCCACCCGTCTTCGCCGGTCGAAAGAAGGAAGTTCACGCGCTGAATCTTCATGCCGGTGCGCTTGCTGAACTCTTTCGCGACAACGTCCTCTAGAGTCGTTCCCCAGTAGGCCGCTTCGCCTGCCGGGGAGCCTTTGGTCTTGCCGGTCTTTTCTTCCCACAAGCTCAGCGGCGTCTTGTAAGGGTTGAGGCCGAGGACGGTTGCAACGTCTGAACCGCCGATGCCCTTGCTGCGCTCTTGCAGCCAGTCATCGCGTGCCATCTCCGCAGTCTTGATTGCTGTCATCTAAAAACTCCTTGAATGAGTGCTCCGGCACTAACCGCAAGCGCTCCTACGAGAACAACGACCTTACAGATCAACGATGGTTGTTCACATGAAAAAGGCTCGACGTTCTGCCGAGCCTGCTTTGCTTTCTTCCGCTGTTCGAGCGGTCGCTTTGGTGTCTTGCGTTTCATGTCGAAGTCGGGTGGTATGTGTTCGATTGTCTTTACGGGGTCGGAGTAGCTCATTTGGTTGCCTTGAAGATGCCTTTTTGGAAGGCTTCGTAGACCGCCTCGGCAGCCGTTCTCGCGCCGAGTGTTCGCAACGCTTCTTCGTGGTGGGACTTGACGGTGGTTGTCGCAATGCCCATGACTTCGGCGATTTCTCGACGCCTTAGCCCTTTTGCGACGAGCGTGAGGTACTCGACTTCACGGGGTCTCAGGGTTTTTCGAAATTCCGCTTTCATTGGCGTTTTCCTCAGTCAAAAAACCAGTGGTAGAGGGTTGCGGCCGCCATGGCCGGCAAGATCACCAGGCCGAAAAAACCGAGTAGGCCTTCGAGGCCCTCGATGAGGGAGCCAACGAAGCCGGGGCGATGAGGCTCAGTGCCGTCGGTGCCGAAGTAGGTCCGCTTCGCCAGGTCGTCGAGGTAAGTAATAAAGCGCTTCATGACTCCTCCGATAAAAAGAAAAGACATTCATGCGCTCCCGTCCCTTGGTGACTAGTCAGGTACCCAAAGGAGAGCGGGACAGAAGCGCGTGAATGCCTTCTTGTGAAGAAGGGTGGGGGAGCGGCGGTGTCCCCCGAAGTCGTTACGGAAGTTCGTCCATGACGCACTGGACGTTGCAGGCGACCTGCTCGTACTTCTCCGCTGCGGGGCAGTGGATGACGGTCGGCTCGGTCTTCATGTAGAAAGCGAGCGCGGCGGCGTTCGCGATGCTCATGAGCGCGTACTCGTGGACATCAGCTTCGCTGCAGGTCTCGCGACCGATCGAACGGAGGTGATGCGCCAGTCGGGCGTCGAAGTCGTTGCGCTTCATTCTTCGTCCTCCTCGTCGTCATCGTTGAGCAAACCAGTCAGAATGGCGTCAGCGGAGTTGAGTGCACTGATGTACGCATCGTCGTCGCACCGGATGTAGGCCTTAGCGGCCTCATCCATGAAGTCTTTGATGTACTCGAGGTAGTCGAGCTTGTCCTTGTCCGTCATTGTGTTCTCCTGATAAGTCGTCCCACGTGTCGCTCTTTGCGGGTGCCCGCGAGACGGCTGTGATCTTTATGAAAGTCCATCCAAGCGCTCTCGCGCCAGTCCCCTACGCATTGAACACATGCGCAAGAACGCTTGAATCGACTTTCTGCTGTGCACGGTCCCGCGTTTTCCGCAGGCAACCGCTCGGGTCTTCGTGACCTCTGCCTCTCTCGGCTGCATCAGCTACGTCCGCCGCTCCGTGCTTCTCAACACCTGCCCCCACGCGTCCGCGTTTTCATGCCTGCCCTCCCGGTTGTTGCCGGTAGGTTGGTGTTGAATGGTTTCTTCTTGCTATGTGCTGTCGAAACCAATCAACACCATCGATGTTACACCAAAATAAAACCAATGTGGTTGCTGTAGGGTGTTGACGAGGTGTATAAATTGGGGAGTTGTTGACACGCATCAATGACACTGAAATTGAGACAAAAAAAAGCCCGCCTTGAGTGGCGGGCTTGATTTGGTTGTGTTATGGGGTTTGGTTTAGTAGGTGTTGAATGATCCGCAAACGACGCCGACGACCTCTAAACCGTGTTGCCTGGAGTGAAGGATTGGATAGTCTGGGTTCAGCGGCTTCAGATCAAAGAGTTCTCGACCTTGATCGTCGTATCCGGTGACGACGTATTTCTTGAAAGTCGTCTCTGTGAGAATGCCAGACGTAGAACGTGCGATGACGAAGTCTCCAGGTTTTGGCAGCCTATTGGGGTCGACGAAGAGCAGTTGTCCTTCTTGGAAATTTGGCGACATGGAGTCGCCTCTTACGCGAAGAGCAAAAGTTTTCTCCGGCAATGTTTCTGGGACGATCGCCCATTCATCGTATTGTTCTTGTCCGTTGTCTGTAAGCATTCCCGCCTGCACATATGAAAGGATTGGTATGCGCTTGAAACGTATCGTGCTTACTTGGGGGTTGCCGAGTTCTGCGTTTTCCGTGTCAAGTGTTCCTGGAGGAAGGCCAAGCTTATCTTCAATCTCTCTAGCGATTCGTGCTCCAAAAGACTTCGTTCCTCTGATCATGTCATTGATCTGCTGCGGAGCTTTGCCCAGTATCTCGGCCAATCGAGACCGCGAGCCATTCAGCTCTGCCAGACGACTCAGGTTTGCAATGCGTATCCGCTTCAGGGCGTCTTTTTCATTCGTACTCATAAGAAGTACCTCCCTTCCGCAATAGTAGTGTGAAAGGTGTATGCGCGGCAACATGTTCGGCAACCAACAAAAGCGGCGAAAATGTTGTATTATGGTTTAACACCAAAACAACACCGAGAGGTCTGAGATGACGCCTCGAGCGCTCGAATATTTCAAATCGCTAAAGCCTATCGAGAAGAAGGCCTTGTGCCAAAAAGCAGGCATTTCTGTCCGCTGGCTTCACAACTGCATGTATGTCCCGTCGAAGAACTTCAGCCCGGAAGTCGCTGAGAAGATCGAGATGGTTTCTTGTCGAAAAGTGACGCGCGAAGACCTGCGCCCAGATATTGACTGGTCGCTTATTCGCTAAGGGGACGCCATGAGCTTCAAGGTTTCCGCACTGGCATGGATGGTTCCGGTTGAAAAATCAACCGAACGTCTTGTGCTCCTCGCTCTTGCCGACCGGGCCGATGACGAAGGCAAGAACTGCTATCCGTCCGTCGAGACCATTTGCGGCATGACGCAGATGAATCGAAAGACGGTATTTGCTGTCATTTCGAGACTTGCGGAACGTGGCGTTTTGTCAGTGCGCAAGCGAGAGGTGCACAACTCGAATGAGTACCTTCTGCACATAGAGGATTGGCCCAAAAACGGAAGTACCGAAAACGGTACGACCCAAAAACGGGACAACCCAAAAACGGTACGCCAGTTGTCCCAAAAACGGTACGTCAGTTGTCCCGAAAACGGTACGACAGTAGTACCGAAAACGGGACACGAACCTATCAATGAACCTATCAATAACCAATCAATAACCAGTAGAGAAGACGCGCCGCCAAAAGCCAGAGCCAAGAAAGGCGAGGCCTGGAAAAAGTGGATCAAGGTCGAAAAGCCGGCTGAAGTTCCTGATGACCTCTGGAAGCAATTCGGAGAGATTCGCGCTCTGAAGAAGATGGCCTTGACCGAAAGAGCGTTTGATCTTCTTCGTTCCGAAGGGGAGAAGGCTCACATGACGCTGCTTCAGGTCATCGAGCATTGCTGCGCCAATGCCTGGGCAGGCTTCAGAGCCTCCTGGTTGACGAGGGCGAATGGTAGCAACTACCGCAAGCCTCAGAACGTCACCCAGACGGCTGAATACCGAGAGCGACTTCAGGCCTGCTGCCGAGGTGAAGGCAGAACCGAAAAACTCGCTGACGACGGCGTAACGATCATTGTGGATTGAGGGAAAGAACATGAAAAAAGCAGAGGGCTTGGTAGGCCTGTTGGGCTTTGCCGAGGGTGAAGAGGAGCGGGTATGCCCAGAGCATGGGCGGTATATCTCGCACCTGACCTACCTGAAGGGAGAGCTCAAGAATGCGAGCGGATGTCCGAAGTGCCGAGCGATCCAGTTGCAGAAGCGGCAGGAAGACGAAGAGCGCGAACGAAAGGAACGTGAAGAGCTTGAAAAGCGCCGCTCGTATGAGCAGACGCTGGACCGAACGGCCATCCCGACCAAGTACCGATCCAGAACGCTTGCATCCTTCAGAACCGATGGGAACGACCAGAAAGCGAAGGTGCTCAAGATCGCCGAGTCCTACATCACAAAGTTCGACGCGCTTCGCCAGTCCGGCATAGGGATGGTTTTCATCGGCGAATGCGGGACCGGCAAGACCCATCTGGCGTGTGCGGTGCTTCAGGAACTCTTGAGCAAGTGCGCCGGCATCTACACGACGGCACATGAGATGGGGCAGAGGGTTGCCGATTCCTGGGGCTGCCGAGAGACGGGTAAGACGACCGCAGACGTCAAGCGAGCCTACAAAACCTGTCCGCTGCTTGTCGTCGATGAGGTCGCAAAGGAAGACGCGAAGCCGATCACAAAGGAAGTCCTCTCAGAGGTCTTGTACGCCCGCTACGACACTCAGCTTCCGACCATCTGGATCACCAACGCCGATCCGGCGCTGCTGAAGACCGCGATAGGAGAGCAGGAGTACGACCGTCTCAAAGAAACATGCAAGTTCATCCGGTTCTCGTGGCCGAGTATGCGGAAGAACGACATCGATTTTTAACAAAGGAGGAGTCATGAAAGAAAGTGACGAATATCGCCTCGGACGATCTGCCGCATTGCGTGGTGAGTCGATGGCGAAATACCAGAGCCTCACGGCTCGAATGAATCCCAAAAAGAGAGCAGCCTTCGTGCAGGGCTACTTCGATGGGCAGAAACAAAAGGAATTCACATCAAAGAAATCAAAGTGAGCTGGCAACTTGAGACGGCCTCCGGGGAACCCGTGACGGTCTATCTCTGCCAAAGAACTGGAGAAGGTTTCTCCAGCCCACTCTTTCGACCAAACGGCGAGATGTTCGTCGGGATCGAGACCGACTCCGGCTTCTGGGTGGCTGAGGCGCCCGTGGACGACACCGAAGTCGAGGAACTCAAGGAGATGGCCGCCCGTCAGCTCTGCGAAACATGAACAAAAAGGAATGACAGCAATGAATTTCAAAATTGAAGGACTCCCAAAGGGGAAAGGGAGGCCGCGCTTTACTCGCAGCGGCCACACGTACACGCCAGACACGACGCGCAAGTATGAAGCGCTCGTGACGGCCAGGGCAAAGGAAGCAATGATCGGCAAGAGAAAGATCGAAAAGCCGAACGCAGTCCGGGTGGACATCCTCGCCACCTTCCCAGTGCCCTCGTCATGGTCTAAGAAACGCCGCACAGCGGCTCTGCAAGGTGTCGAGCATCACGTCTCAAAGCCGGACCTTGACAACGTGCAGAAGGCGATTCTTGACGGCATGAACGGGATCGTTTTTGAGGACGACTCGCAGGTGATCGACAGCCGGACCAGAAAGGCATACGGACCCGAGCCGGGTGTAAAAGTTTTTATTGACGAGGTGAAGCATGGATGATGCAGACCGAGCCGCTAGAAGCGATGAGTGGATCATGCGAGCGGCAATTGAGGAGAGAAAGCCAGAGGGACCGAGACCGATCGTGGTGAGCTTGTGCTTGAACTGCGGGGAAGTGATCGAGAGAGTGCCTGCAACGGTCGAGGGAGTTCGAAATGTTCGACGTTGGTGTTGTGCCGAATGCCGAGACGAATGGGAAAGGGAGCATGCGAATGGATGAAGCGGAGCGCCGAATTCTTGAAGCGCGCCTTGAGAACTGGAGTTCATGGGCGCGTGAGGGAAAGCCTCGTGGAAAGAGTTCAATGCTCGGCGTGATGCGAGAGGCCGGCTACGTGCCAGAGGAAGGCACAAAGGAACGTCCTCGCATTATCGACATCAATGACGCTGTGGAGATCGAGGCGGCATGGAGCGCGATGCTCGATTCAAAAGAGAAGCGGTTGTTGCAGGAGGCCTATGGGAATCCGAGCCGGCCGCTCTGGATAACCTGTCGTGTGGTAGGCATCCGACCACGCAAGTACGAACAGCATCTCATGTTGGCAATGCGCATGTTGCACAACGTGCTGTCCCGTGATAGACTTCACTAATCAAATTATGCCGGTGTGTCCGAGCTGGAGGGCGAGTCTTTTAGGCTCGCTTTGCCATGCCTAGGAAAAACATCAGCAATTCTGGAAAGCGGTATCTCCTCCACGGTGATGCCGCTTTTTTGTTTTGAAAACAACACCGCGCACGCCTCTCAACGATGCGCAACCCGCGCGGTTTCCATTCGCTACCTTAGGGCAGTTTGCTCTAGGGGATGTCTGAGGGGCGCCCTGTTTGACCAGGGCGTCCCTTGGGCTTTCGTAGGGTTTTCACTGAACAGATGCGCCGTCATCTATGCGAACATTTCTCTATTTCTTATGGAGACGCATCATGGATGACGGAATTCGGAAATGGATCGAAGGCAGCATCGGGACGGGAGAAATCCTTCGAGTCGTTTATCTCGGGGGAAGTCATCCAGGCGCTGTTCGTGAGATTGTTCCGTTGAATATTTACGACGATGGAGCAAGGTTGTGGGCAATGGATGTCAATCCACAGGGAAAGCGAATTAGAAAAAGCTTTTGCATGGACAAGATCGTTCTCCCTACCGAACAGAGCGAGCCCATACCAGTGCCGCCGCCGTCGTGGGGTGAGTATGAATCGCTCAAAGATCTGGTCGATAAGACGAAGGACATCCTCATTGGCATGGGCTATGAGGTCCGAGAGTCAGAGGGCTGCGTGGAATTGTTCGAGGGTAAGAAAAAGACCCCAGAATTCACGCTGATGTATAGCGATCAAGTTCTGTGTTCGGATGATGAGTTGGCAGAGCGAGGTGCGACATTCAATGAGGAAACGTTTGAATGGGAACTGCCTCCAGGGGTGTCTGCATACAAGACAGCTCAGAAGCCTTGGCTGGTACGTAGACGACGAGGAACTCCTGTGAGATACAAGTTGTTCTCTAGCGCGGCGAAGGCTTTCTTGGAGCGAGCAGAGCGTTGAGGCATGGGAAGAGCGGTGACTTCGGTTGCCGCTTTTTTTGTGCCCGTCGGTCTTGGGTCCTCCCGGGGCTTTTTGAGGCCTGCGGGTCGGACGAGCCCCGAAAACGGTCTAGATGCAATTTTCAAAAGGGTGTTCATGAACATTTCACTTTACGCTTTTCGTGAACGGTTTACGCTTGCCGGTGCCTGCCGGTATTGAAGCGAAAGCGCGAACGCGTGAAGATGGAAGTACCAAACAAAATGAGGTGTTGGCATGGCGAACGATGGCGTCAGCATGCGAGAGTTTGCGCGCCAGGTCGGACGTAGTGCCGCATACGTAAGCGGGAAGTGCAAGACTGGCGAGCTGCCTCTCGTCGACGGAAAGATTCCGTTGAAAGAAGGTATTAAAGCCTTCAAGGCTCTGGTCAAGTCTGAAGAACAAAAAAAGGCGAGCCGCCGCACGTCGAGAAAGACTGCGGACGTGTTCATGGGCGACGACGATGACGACAAGCAGATCGCTTCTGCGATGAATCTCAATGAGGCGTTCAACAAGGCGCGCGTCGCCAAAGAGGTCGCAACCGCAAAAATCAAGGACCTCGAATACAAGAAGCTCAAGGGCGAGTACGTAGCGGTTGCCGATGTTGAGGCGGACGCGAGAGAGGCGGCAGCAATGCTCCGAAACTTCGCGATCTCCGCGCCGACACGTTATTCCGCGCTGCTTGAAAATCGGACGCAGCGCGAAGCTGAAGAAGTCCTTGAAGACATCTTCCGCGACCTTCTGAAAACAATCAACGACTCGCGCTTCGCAAAGGAGTGATGACATGGGCATTTGGGCCAAGGCGTGGGCGCAAGCCTGTCGCCCGATCTCTCGTTTGACTGGGAGCCAGTGGGCCGACAAGTTCCGCGTTGTTGCGTCTGGTACTTCTCCAGAAGCCGGCTCTTGGCGCACAAGTCGAACTCCCTACCTACAGGAGCCGATGGATTCAGCAACGGATCGACGCACGGAAATCGTCGTCATGTGTTGCTCGTCTCAGCTCGGCAAGTCGGAGATGCTCCTGAACATCATGGGCTACTACGCCGATCAGGAGCCCGCGCCTCAGCTTATGCTACAGCCGACCGTTGAAATGGCCGAGGCGTTCTCGAAGGAGCGCATCGAGCCCATGTTCCAGAACTCTCCAGGCTTGCAAGGCAAGCTCGAAGAAGGAAAGGACGGTCGCGGTTCCGCGAAAAAGTCAAGCACGACAATTCGCATGAAGCACTTCCCCGGTGGCTACCTTGCCCTTGTCGGTGCGAACTCGCCGGCGGGGCTTGCGTCCCGTCCGATTCGCGTCCTGCTTTGTGACGAAGTGGACCGCTACGGCGTGACGAAAGAAGGGGACCCTCTGAAGCTTGCCATTCAGCGAACTCAGAACTTCGGAAACCGAAAGATCATTCTTGTCAGCACGCCGACCATCAAAGGCGCGTCGAAGATTGACGACTGGTACGAACGAAGTGATCAACGTCGCTTCTTTGTCAAGTGCCCGCATTGCGGTGAGGAACACATTCTGCAATGGGCAAACGTGACCTGGCAGAAAGACGACGAAGGGAATGCGCTGCCGATGACAGCAAGCATGCATTGTCCAGAGTGCGGTTGCATCACGAGAGGCGCTTACAAGCCCGACCCGAAGCTACTGCAGAGCGGTCGTTGGATTGCAACGAACCCCGGAAGCAAGATCAAGGGCTATCACGTCAACGCGCTCTATTCGCCTTGGGTCAATTTGCACGATCTGGTGGAGGAGTTCGTTTCGGTGAACCACAACCGCGACAAACACGGCCTCATGGAGTTCGTGAATTTGAAGCTCGGCGAGGCCTGGGAGGAAATCAACCCTGACGCCGACAACTGGGAGCAACTGTTCAACCGGCGCGAAAGCTATCCGCCAAACGGCGTCCTCCCGGAAGGCGTCTTGCTACTGACCGCTGGCATCGACGTTCAGCACGACCGTCTCGAATGCACGGTCTATGGATGGGGCGTCGGGCGGGAGTGTTGGGGCATTGAACATCGAGTGCTTTATGGCCGCCCGGACGATCCGCGAACATGGCAGCAGCTTGATGCAATCCTGCAGCGGCAGTATTCGATGCAAAACGGCGTCCATGTTTCGGTCGCTTGCGCCTGCGTTGACTCTGGTGACGGGACCTACACAACGAACGTCTACCAGTACACGAAAGCCCGAGAACGAATGCGCGTTTTCGCGATCAAGGGGCGAGGCGGCATCGGTGTCCCGTTCATCAACACGCCGACGAAGAGCAACGCGATGAAGGCAACGCTCTTCACGCTCGGTGTTGACAGCGGAAAGTCGCTCGTCATGAACAGGCTTTCCGTGCAGGAACCTGGTCCGAACTTCGCGCACTATGCGGCGCAGGAGGACAGGGGCTTTTCTGAAAACTTCTTCAAGCAGTTGACCGCTGAGGTGCTTGAAAAACACTTTGAAAAAGGCGTCGTGAAAATGGCGTGGAAGAAAATCCGCGAACGCAACGAGGCCCTTGACTGCGCGGTCTACGCGACTGCCGCACTCGAATTGCTGAACCCGAACTTCGAGTTCCTTGCCGACTTCTACCAGAACGGCGGGGCACTCAGACAGCAGACCGCTCCCCGCAAGCCGCGAGGGACGCTGTCGAAGGGAATAACCGTGTAAGGAGTTGCAAGTCTAGTGCGACAAGAGAAAACGCAGATCGAATACGTTAGCGTTGACAATCTGAAGGCGTACGAGCGAAATGCTCGAACGCACAGCGACGAGCAGGTACAGCAAGTCGCAGAATCGATCAAAGAGTTTGGGTTCACAAATCCCGTTTTGATCGACGAAAACAACGAGCTCATTGCAGGCCACGGTCGAACAATGGCCGCGAAGTCGATCGGCATGAAGGAAGTGCCGGCGATTCGCCTGAAGGGGCTCACAGCTGCGCAGAAGAAAGCGCTGCGCATTGCCGACAATCAGTTGGCACTGAACGCCGGATGGGATGAGGAGCTTCTCCGCATCGAGCTCGGTGAACTTCAGGAACTTGACTTCAACCTCGATGTCATGGGCTTCTCTGACGAAGAGCTCGACCTTCTGCTTGATGGGACCGGCTCGATTGATGACGAGGAGCACGGGAAAGACGCTGAGGAAATCGCGGAACCGTCAGAAGACCCGGTTGTCAAGCCTGGCGAACTTTGGCTCCTTGGGGACCATCAGCTGTTGTGCGGAGATTCAACACGCATCGATGATCTTGTTCGCTTGTGCGAAGAAGGCAGCGTCGATCTGTATTTGACCGACCCGCCTTACAACGTGGCCTACGAAGGCGCGACGAAAGACAAGCTGACGATTCAGAACGACAACATGTCGGACGAGAACTTCCGAAAGTTCTTGATTGATGCCTTCTCTACTGCTGATTTTGCCATGAAGCCAGGAGCGTCTTTCTACATCTGGCACGCGGACGCTGAAGGCTACAACTTCCGAGGCGCGTGCCGAGACAACGCGTGGAAGGTGCGCCAGTGCCTTGTGTGGAACAAAAACTCTCTTGTTCTTGGTCGTTCTGACTACCAGTGGAAGCATGAGCCGTGCTTGTACGGCTGGAAGGAAGGCGCGGGGCATGCCTGGTACTCGGACCGTAAACAAACGACGGTTCTCGACTTCGATAAGCCGTTGAGGAACGGGGATCACCCGACGATGAAGCCGGTTGATTTGTTTGAGTATCAGATCGGCAATTCCACAAAGAAGGGCGACGTCGTTCTCGACAGCTTTGCCGGCTCTGGCACGACCGTCATTGCTTGCGAGAACACAGGTCGTAAGGCTCGGGCGATGGAGCTCGATCCTCGTTACTGCGACGTAATCATCAAGCGTTGGCAGGACTTGACGGGAGAGGACGCGGTTCGTGAAGACGGCGTGACGTTCAACGACTGCAAGTAATCACAAACAAAGGAGGCATCGAAATGTCTTGGATCACCATAGACGAGGCCCGCGCGAATCTGAAGATGTGGCTCGATGCCGAACGCGCGGTCGCCTCTGGCCAGTCGTACAAGATCGGCACCCGCAGTCTGACGAGAGCCTCGCTTTCGGACATTGCGGCTCGCATCAAATACTGGCGAAACGAGATTGACAAGCTCGAAAACGGTCGTAAGGGGGCGCGTGTGATGCGTGCCGTCCCTCGCGACCTGTAAGGAGGCTTGCAAATGAATCTGCTTGACAAAGCAATCAGGGCGATCAGTCCTGAGCGCGCGTTGAAGCGTTATGAAGCCCGCCGAAAGCTCGAAATTCTCAACAGCGGATATTCGCGGCACGGTGGCTCATACGCCAAGAAGTCCCTTATGGGATGGCTATCCGGCGGGAGCGACGCGGACGCGGACATCGTTGACAACTTGGAGACGCTTCGCAATCGCTCGCGCGACCTCTATATGGGTTCGCCTCTTGCAACTGGCGCGCTCAAGACCGTTCGAACGAACGTCGTTGGGTCCGGGCTTGCGCTGAATGCCCAGATCGATGCGAAGTTCCTAGGCCTTACCGAGGAGCAGGCGAAAGAGTGGGAAGAAAACACCGAACGTGAATGGCGGCTGTGGTCTGAAAGCGTGAACTGCGATGCGGAAAGACGGCAGACGTTCTTTCAGCTTCAGTCTTTGGTGCTCCTTTCTGCGTTGATGAGTGGCGACGTCTTTGTGACGATGCCGATCATCCCGCGCAAGGGCTGCGCCTACGACTTGCGAATCGGCCTCATCGAAGCCGACCGCGTGTGCGATCCGCTGAACCCTCCGACGACAGCTAATGTCCTCGGCGGCATCGAGGTCGGGACATACGGCGAGACCGTTGCCTACTGGGTGGCGAAACATCATCCGGGCGCGATCCCTCGCATTGGTCAGGACCTGCAACAGGAATGGAAGCGCGTGCTGGCTTTCGGCACAACGACGGGGCGTAGAAACGTTTTGCACATCATGGCAGACGTTGAACGTCCTGCGCAGCGCCGAGGCGTGCCGATGCTTGCTCCGGTCATCGAGGCCTTGAAGCAACTTTCAAGGTATTCGGAAGCCGAGCTGATGGCGGCGGTCGTGTCCGGAATGTTCACGGTCTTCGTCAAGAGCAACACTCCCGATTCTCCACTCGGACAGGCTTTCAATCCCGCGATGCAAGTCGACAAGGACCCGAACGCCTATGAAATGGGTAACGGGTCGATCGTCGCCCTTGACGAAGGTGAAGAGGTCCAGATCGCGGACCCGAGTCGACCGAATCCGAACTTCGATCCTTTCGTGATCGCTATTTGTCGCCAGATCGGTGCGGCGCTGGAGATCCCTTACGAGCTTCTCGTGAAGAACTTCACAGCGTCCTACAGCGCGTCGAGGGCTTCGCTTTTGGAGGCTTGGAAGATGTTCCGCATGCGCCGCGAATGGCTCGTGGGGAACTTCTGTCAGCCGATCTACGAGGAGTGGCTGACCGAGGCTGTTCTGAAAGGTCGTGTGCAAGCACCCGGCTTCTTCGATGATCCGGCAATCCGTGCAGCTTGGTGCGGGGCCGAATGGTTCGGCGATGCGCAGGGACAGCTTGATCCGCTGAAGGAAGCCAACGCGGCGAAGGTCCGTGTCGATGAAGGCTTCAGCACTCGAGAACGCGAGGCGGCTGAGCTCACCGGCATGAAGTATGACCAGGTTCACGCGGTGCGAAAGCGCGAGGAGGCAATGCGCAGGGAAGACGGTCTGAGTGCGACAGCTCCGGCTCAACCGATGACGGAACCGGAGAAGGAGGAAACAGATGAAGAATAAGTTTTGGAACGTCAAGGCCGAGGGGAAACGGGCGCAGCTCGATCTTTTCGGCTATGTCGGCGGGTCGAAGGACGATCCGTGGGGGAAGGGCTTCAACGAGGCTGAATTCCTCGCGGACTTCCGAAAAATCCCGTCCGATAGCCCTCTTGATATTTCGATCAATTCGTTCGGCGGGGCCGTCTATACGGGCTTGTCCATTTATTCGCTTCTAAAGGCGCATAAGGGACAGATTACCTTCCGAATTGACGGCGCTGCCATGAGTGCTGCGACGATCATCACGAGCGTGCCTGGCGCGAAAGTCGTCATGCCGAGGGGCTCAATGATGATGATCCACAAGGTCAGCTCTGGCGTCTGGGGGAACACGGACGACATGAGAAAGGCGGCGGACGACATGGAGAAGCTTGAGGACAACCTCATTGACATCTATGTCGAAAAGACCGGTCGCACGGTTGCCGAGATCAAGGAAAAGGTCAACGCCGAGTCCTATTTCACAGCAGAAGAGGCTGTGGAGTTCGGTCTGGCTGATGAGATTGATGAAACGACGGAGGTCAAGAACACGGCTTCTGGCGGTTTCGTCATGTTAAACGGCCTGAAGGTAGATTCGCGTTTCTTTGCGAATGCGCCGAAGGGCTTCATTCACGCGGAACAGCCCAAGGCATCCGCAGTTCAAAAGGAGGTTCACAAGATGAATCTGGAAACGTTGAAAGCGGAACATCCTGACTTGGTGCAGGCGATCCGCGAAGAAGCTATTGCCGAAGGCGCTACGAATGAACGCGCACGCATCCAGGCGATCGAAGACATCGCTGTCGCAGGTCATGAAGACCTTGTGAACGCAGCGAAGTTTGACGGCAAGACGACCGCAGAAGCGCTTGCAGTTCAGATCCTGAAGGCCGACAAGGCTCGCGGCGCACAGATGCTCAAGGATCGCAAGAGCGACGCGAAGGCTCTTGAGGGTATCGAATCGGAAGGCAATGAAGGCCTTGATCCGAAGGCAGAAGCGAAGGCAAAGCTGGACGCCGAAATGAAGGCGGCCATTGAAGCAGGTGCGCGCGCCTTCGCTCGCAAGTAAAGGAGGAAGAAGAAATGGCAATGCAAGAAACTCATACGACGACTGTCGACAATCTTTTCGCTGCGTCGCAGATCATGCCGGTTGTTGCTGACAGCATGATGGTCAAGACTAGCCAGGGCGTGCTCAAGCGCGGCGCTCTGCTTGATAAGGACGGCACGCTCTGCAAGGTTGACTCTGGGAAGACGACGATTTCTGCAGTGTATGCAGTCCTTGCCGAGGACGTGGATACGGCTTCCGGCGACAAGGTCGCTGCCGTGTATCTCACCGGCGAATTCAACGAAGATGCTCTTTCTTTTAACGCTGAGAACAGCGCTGCCGTTGCGGACTTCAAGCCGTCTGCTCGTCAGGTCAGCATCTTCTTCAAGCCGAGCATCTAAATCTCAGGAGGGACTACAACAATGGCAATTGATATGTTTACTACTCGCACGATGCTCGCGATGGTCGAAGAAGGCCAAAAGAGCAATTCCACCTGGTTGCGCGATCGCTACTTTACGAATCGCCCGACCTTCCACACCCAGAAGATCGACTTCGACATCATCGGTCGCGGCGGTCGCAAGATTGCGCCCTTCGTCAACCCGAAGGTTGGCGGTGTCGTGCTGACGCGCGAAGGCTTCCGCACGGAAAGTTACGAAGCGCCGGAAGTTTCTCCGATGCGCGTGACGACGGCAGAAGACATGCTGAAGCGCCTGCCTGGCGAAACGATCTACTCCGCAAAGAGCCCGACGCAGCGTGCTGCCGAAATCCTCGGCAAGGACTTGTCCGACCTCGACGACATCATCACGCGTCGTGAAGAGGTCATGTGCGCCGAGGCTCTTTTCCAGGGCAAGGTGACGGTCAAGGGCGAAGGCTACGATGAAGTTCTGAACTACTGGGCTCACCTGGAGACGAAGGAGCAGCCGAAGACTACTTTGGGCACGAAGTGGGACGCTGCTGACGCCACCCAGATCATGGGCGATCTTCGTACGCTTCGTCGCACGATGATTCAGTCCGGCGGCTTTACGCCGCACGAGCTGATCTGCGGCTCGAAGGTGCTTGATACGATCCTCGATAAGCTCACGACTGCCAATCAGCTCGATACGCGTCGCGTCGACATGGGCGCGATTGATCCGCAGCACTTGCCGAATGGCGTGACGTACTGGGGCTATCTCAAGGACTCCGGTCTTGATATCTACTCTTATGACGAGTGGTACACGGATGACGCCGGCAAGGAACAGCCGATGGTTCCCGAAAAACTCTGCATGCTCGCAAGCCCGAACGCGAAGACGATGCTTGCTTACGGCCTGGTTTCCTTGACCGGTGATGATGCGGTCAAGTTCTACGAAGGCGCTCGTGTCCCTGATTCTTGGGTTCAGCGCGCCAACCCGTCTGGTCGTATTGTGCAGATCAAGAGCCGTCCGCTGCCGATCATTCAGCAGATTCACGGCTTCCACGTCATCGAAGCTCTCGCTTAAGAGCGACAAAAACCGAATTAGGGCAGGCAATACGACCTGCCCTTTTTCGTAGGAGGGACAGAAATGAAAGTTGTTCTTTTAGAAAACCTTCTCATTTCCGGCAAACGCTACACGGCAGGTGAGGAGATCGAGGTTGACGATACGGTCGGCCTTCAGCTTCTCAAGGAAAATCTGGCGCTTGTCGGCGTGAATGAGGTCGAGGACGACCCTGTCGAAGAAGCTCCATTGCCGACGCCGGAAGCTGCTTTTGCTCCGATTCCCGAAGCAGAAGATGAGCCAGAAGTTGAAGTCAAGCAACCTGTCAAGCGTCGCACGACGAAGAAGGTGGCGGGATGAGTGCCTTCAAGGATTTCGTTGCTGCTGACGTGCAGAACGTCTTCATCAACCTCGACGAGTTTGCCGAGGAGCACGAAATCGGCCATGAGGTTGTGCCGTGCATTCTCGACAAGATCATCACGCAGGCGAACGGCGACGATTCATACCTTGGCGTTTTTGTCAACCAACTGACGATATACGTCGAAGTCGGCGTGATTGAAACGCCGGTCGAGGGCGAGCTTCTCAACATCGACGGCGCGCTTCATCTTGTCAAGTCTGTCAGCAATGAGGGCGGCGTGCTCGTCATTGTGACGGAGGCGAATGAGCAATGAGCGAAAAAGCGCTAGAGGTCATCGTTTCCGACGGGCAGGCGCGGAACAAGAAAGCTCTTGAGAAGGCTGCAAAGTTGCTCTCTGAGATTCCGAAAGGCTATGAGGTCGCTGTCAGCCGTGCGCTGAATCGTGCAGCAACTTCCGGACGCTCTGCTGCTGTCTCTACGATCCGACAGGAGTACACGATCAAGGCTTCTACGGTGCGTCGCAACTTCTCAATCGAGAAGGCAACGCGCTCAAGTCTTGAAGCGTTGGTTACAAGTAAGGGACCTCGTCTCCCGTTGGTGAATTACAAGACCAGGCCAAAAACCGACACGACTGGCAATAAAAGAAAGCCTGTTCGTGTCGCCGTCAAGGCAAGGGGAGGCTTGAAGCCGTTGGGGAAAGCGTTCGTCTATCGCGGAAGGATTCTTCAGCGTTTGGATACGAGGTCGCTTCCTGTGCAAGAGGTCTATGGTCCTGCAATTCCAGTTCTGTCTGAGAACAACGAGGTCGTTGACAACGTCGAAAAGACGATGCAGGAGACCTTCTTTAACCGACTGGATCACGAGACCGGCTATCTCCTGGGTGGCGGAAACACCGGTAAATACAAAAAACGCAAGGGGTGATTCGCATGGTCGAAAACGAACTTACACGCGCGATTCGAGAACTAGTTTCCGAGGCCGTGAAGAACTTCGCGCTTCCAACGAAGCCTGAGCGCGGTTTTGCAGAGGGCGAGCTTCGCGCTCCGAAAGTCGTAAATGGGTATCTACCGCCCAAACGATCTGGTCAGGACGACGACTTTCCTTTCGTTCTTGTCAGGGCCGACGAAGGCGCGACAGAGCAAGACTCAACCGAGGTGCGGGTTTCGATCATCGTCGGGACCTATTCGGAAGAATACGACGGGCACGAGTACTGCCTGAACGTCATGTCCCGCATTCGCACTGCGCTTTGCTCCTTGCCAGGAATGGTTCTTGCTAATCGGTATCGGCTGAAGCATCCGATCAAGTGGAGCACCTACGCAGAGCAGCCCTACCCGTACTGGCAGCTCGACATGCAGACGACGTGGGACATCCGCACGCCGCAGCCAATTGATAAGGAGGAGGACTTCTGATGACTATGAAGAAACCCACAACTAAAAAAGCGCAAACCACCGAGGGAAAGGCTGTCGTTTATATCGGGCCGACCCTTGGAGGTGGTGCACTGATGCGCAATGCGGTGTTCCGTGCAGGGGAGTTTCCTCCGCACGTCGTATCGATGCGCGAAAAGAGTGAGGCCCTGCGCGGTCTCTTTGTCCCGGTGTCTGAACTGGCGACAGCGCGAAAGCGCATCGGCGTGAAGGGCGACATCCTGCACGCCTATGTGCGTCAACTCAAAAATGAACTCTAGGGAGGTCATCAAATGGCATACAACCACGGGGTAAAAATCTCCGAAGTGCCGACTTCTATCCTGCCGCCGGTGCAGGTTGAGGCGGCTATTCCTTTCATTGTCGGGACTGCTCCGGTCAATATGACCGATCCGACCAACGTCAATAAGCCCGTTCTCTGCTACTCGTATGACGAGGCTGTCGCTGCTTTTGGCTACGTGCCGCCGGTCGAGGACAGCGCGAGCGGTCTGAAAAAGTACGACTTCACACTGAGTGAGGCGATTTATTCGCAGTTCGCTCTCTTTGGCGTCGCACCGATCATCGTTGTTAACGTGCTTGATCCTACGAAGCACAAGAAGACGGCGACGGCAAAGACGGTGACGCTTGACTCTAAGACGGGCTCTGCAACAATTGCCGAGCCAGGCATCATCTTGTCGACTCTCAAACTTTCTCAGGAAGTTACGACCTATCAGGAAGGGACGGATTTCGTCGCGACCTTCAATGATGAGGGGCACCTTGTCATCACGTCGAAGAAGGACGAGGATAACTTCAAGGTGCCTGTTGGCACGTCTCTGACTTTGGCGGTTGAGAAGCTCGATCCGTCTGCTGTGACGAAGTCGGAAATCATCGGCGGCGTTTCCGTTGAAGGTGCAAAGAGCGGTCTTGAACTTGTCAGCGAGTGCTTCCCGCGCTTCCGTCTTGTCCCGGGGCAGATCGTTGCTCCGAAGTATTCGAGCGATCCTGAAGTCGCGGCTGTGATGGCGGCCAAGGCTGTCAACATCAACGAGCATTTCCGTGCGATCGCTCTGATTGACGTGCCGACCGACACCGTCGATTCCTACTCGAAGGTCGCTGAATGGAAGAACAACAATAACGTCGTCGATGAGGCGCAAGTCGCATGTTGGCCGATGCTTGCCCTTTCTGGCACGGCGTACCACATGAGTACTCAGCTCATGGGCCTTATCGGCAAGGTGGACGGTGACAACGACAGCACGCCGTATGTCAGCCCGTCGAACAATAACTTCCAGATGACTTCCACGGTCCTGGCGAACGGCAAGGAAGTCTGGCTCGGGCCTGAAAACGGCGCGTATCTGAACGGCCAGGGCGTCGTGACGGCGCTCAATTTCATCGGCGGCTGGGTGTGTTGGGGCAACCGTATGGCCTGCTACCCGGGCAACACGGACGTGAAGGATTCCTTCATTCCGGTTCGACGCATGTTCAACTGGGTCGGCAACACGTTTGTGCAGACCTTCTGGCAGCGCGTTGATGCGCCCCTGAATCGTCGTCAAGTTGACACGATTGTTGACAGCGCGAACATTTGGCTCAACGGGCTTGCGGCTCGCCAGTACATCCTAGGCGGTCGCGTGGAGTTCCTTGAGAGCGAAAACCCGACGACGGACCTGATGGACGGCATCGCACGCTTCCATGTGTACGTGACGCCGCCGTCTCCGAATCGCGAGATCGATTTCATCCTTGAATACGACGCGAGCTATCTCTCGACGCTGTTTGAATAAAAGGAGGCTTGAATTATGGCAACTGGAAACAAGGTGCCCGAGCGCCTGATTAACTTCCGCGTTTACAACGACGGAAACGACTTGCTCGGCGTCGCGAATGTGGACCTCCCGTCCATCGAAGCGATGAGTGACACGGTCAGTGGAGCCGGCATTGCTGGCGAAGTTGAGAGCCCGATTCTCGGCCACTTCGGTTCGATGACTGCGACCTTCACTTGGCGCACCATCACGCCCGAACTTGCAAAGCTTGCGAATCAAAAGGCGCATGCGCTTGACTTGCGCGGATCGCAGCAGGTTTACGACGCTGCACTTGGCGAATATTCGTCTGTGCCCGTTCGTGTGTCTCTGCGTGCAACGCCGAAGAGCGTCTCGCTCGGTTCGTTTGAGGTCGGTTCTACGACGGACAGCGAAACCGAGTTCGAGGTGATTTACATGAAGGTCCTTGTGAATGGCAAGGAACTCATCGAAATCGACAAGTACAACTTCATCGCAAAGTTTGACGGTGAAGACAAGCTCGCCAGCGTTCGAAAGGACCTGGGCTTGGCGTAAAGCACTACGCCGGGGGCGGCATGAGTCGTGCCCCGGCAAACCCAAAACAAAGGAGTGAAAAACATGAAGTACATCCTCTCTAAGGAATATGAGTTTGAAGGCCAGAAGTACACGGAGATCGAACTGAACCTTGATGTCCTTACTGGCAAGGATGTGTCTGCGGTGAAGCGCGAATGGGCGCGTGCGGGGAATATTTCTCCGTTGGTTGCCGTGGACACTGACTTCTGCGTGTACCTTGCTGCGAAGGCCGCGAAGCTTCCGATTGAGTTCATGGAAAACCTTCCCGCCAAGGACTACTGCGCAATCGGGCAGGAGGTCAGCAATTTTTTGTTGGGGTGATCGGCTTTGCAGAACGGTCTGATCCTGACGACGAGGTCAAGTCGGCGGCGGTATCCATCGCACGCGTCATGAAAGGCGGTGCGCTTGAGTGGATGCAAGAGCCATTGATTGAGCTCGCATCATGGAACAGAACGATAACAAAGCAGCTAGAAGCCGAAGCGAAGGCAAATAAACGAAAGTGAGTTGCTTATTCTGGGACTTCTGTCCCTTTCAACGGTATGCTGTGAGTACTGAAGGAGGGGATTGGATGTTTATGCGTTTACTGAACGGCGCTGTTGAAGGCGTTATGACGGTTTTGGGTGTGTTGCTATGGGTCGTGATTCTTTTCGGCCTGTACATCCTGATTTTCTAACGCATCCCAAATTTGAAAAGATGGAGCTCGCTTTTGGCGGGCTTTTTTCTTTTGTACGGAAAGCTCGCTTCGGCGGGCTTTGTTTTTGAAAGGAGGTGACCTCATGTCGAAGGTTTACGACATCGCCTTCAAGATCGCGGGGAAGCTTTCCGGAGACTTCGCGAGCACCTTCAAGAAAGGGCAAGAGACCGTCGCCCGCATGGGTGATTCACTCGCTACGCTGAACGCGAAAGCCGCAAAGATGGACGGTCTCGTAAAGGCACGCAAGGCTGTTGGCGAAAGTTCACGAGAGTACATCCGTGCGAAAGAAAAGGTCGCTGCACTCGGGAGAGCGATGAGTGCGACCAAGGAGCCGTCCGCCCAGATGGTCTCCGAATTCAACAAGGCGAAAGCCGCCCTTGAAAAGTCGAAGAAGGCTCTTGATAAGAATCGAACTTCTCTGCGCGAACTCGACGGGCAGATGGGGACAACCGGCACGCACCTGAGGACACTTATCGACCGACAAAATGCACTCGCGCAGTCGGCCGACAGGGCTAGAGCGGCACAACAGAAGCTCGCGAAGATCAACGAGCGCCTTGGAAAGGCCAATGATGCTCAAGGGAAGATGAGCGAAATGAGGTCTTCAAGCGCGGGCACTCTGATGGGCGTTGGTGCTACGGTTGCCGCAACCGCAGGCGCTCCGGTCAAGCAGGCGATGAGCTTTGAAGACCAACAGGCTGAGCTTCGCAAGTTTTCGGACGATTACAAGCAAGTCTTTGATGGCATCCAGAAGCTCTCGCTACAGTACGCGAAGAGCACGGAAGACATGACGGCAATGGCCGCGAACGCCTTCCAGTCCGGTATTGCAAAGACGGCTGACGAGGCTCTGAAGCTCGTTGAGATTCAGAACCAAATGGCAATCGCGTTCGATATGACTGGCGATGAGGTCGGGGCTGCATACGCTGACATTCAGTCGAAGATGGGCATCAACATCGAGCAGTCGAAGGCGATGTTCGACATTGTCAACCAGATCGGCAATACCACGTCAGCTTCAGCGAAGGACGTCGTCGAGGTGCTTGCTCGATCCGGTGGTGCCCTGAAGGGCTTGACCGCGATGAATGAGAAGCAGATTGCGGCTCTTGCCGGCTCGTTCAGATCTGCGTCCGTTTCGTCCGAAGTCGCTTCGACCTCGATGATGTCCTTCATTAACGCGCTGTCGTCTGGTGAAGGCGCTACGAAGGGTCAGAAGAAGGCGATGGAAGCGCTCGGCATCGACGCGGGCAAGATGGCTCACATGATGACGTCGAGCTCTGAAAACGCCCAAAAGGCGATTCAGGATGTTTTCAAGCGCATCAACGGTCTACGAGAAGACCAGAAGTCTTCGATCATCGGTGCTCTCTTCGGTAACGAGGCGGGTGTGAAGTCTGCGGTGGCAACGCTTGCCAAGCAGGGCGACTTGCTTGCAGGCAACTTCGCGATGATTTCCGATCCGGCGCAGTATGCCGGGTCCATGCTGAAAGAGTTTCAGTCTCGTGCCGATACGACGTCGAATTCTCTGCAGATTGCAGGTAACGCGGTCAAGCTAGTCGCCGGCGGAATCGGGACCGCTCTTCTTCCGGCTGTCCGAAAGTCGGCAGAAGCCTTCGTGAAAAGTAGCGAGGGCGTCATCAAGTGGGTGAGTGAGAACCAGTCGTTGATTCTGACGGCCATGAAGGTCGGCGGCGCGATTCTCGGTTCTGTGGCCGCCTTTCATGCGTTACGCCTTGGCTTCGCGCTTTTGGCGAGCCCGGTCATCTCGATGTACAAGGGTTTCCTGAACATCCAGAAGGCAATCACGCTGATGAGGAACAGCACCGTTCTTGCGACGGTCGCGTCAAAGGCTCAGGCCTTTGCGATGGGGGCTTGGAAAATTGCTGTGACGGCTGCGACGGCAACGGCGAAGCTGATGCGGACAGCGATGCTCCTGCTGAACGGAGCCATGAGAGCGAATCCGGTAGGCGTCGTCATTACGGCTTTCACATTGCTCATTGGTGCCGGGCTTGCTGTCTACAAAAACTGGGACGTGATCAAGGCGAAGGCTGTCGAGCTGTGGAATTCGTTCTCCTCGAACTTCCCGAATATCGCTTCGGTCGTGAAGGCAAACTTTGCGATTGTCGCTGGTGTCGCCAAAAACGTCTGGGGCGTCTTCTCGAACCTGATCGGCTTCGTGAAAAACGTCTTTACCGGACAGTGGTCTGCGGCCTGGGAGAACGTTAAGGGTATTTTCTCGAATGCTTTTCAGGCGCTTGAGGGTATTGCAAAAGCTCCGATCAACGGCGTCATCAATCTGGTGAACGGGGCAATCGGCGCGATCAACGGCATTTCGGTTGATATTCCGGAGTGGGTCCCGAAGTTCGGAGGTCAGACCTTCGGCGTCAACCTGCCGAAGATTCCGCAACTTGCTGAAGGCGGCATTGCTACCCGTTCGACGCTTGCCAACATTGGCGAAGGCGGCGAGCCGGAGGCTGTGATTCCTCTGTCGAAGCTCTCGTCAATGCTTGGCTCCGGGGTCGGCATGGGCGGCGGAATCACCGTCAATTTCGCTCCTGTCATCAACGTTTCTGGCGGCTCTGGTGATGCCTACGAAGGCGTGAAGCGCGGCCTTGATGAAGGTCGACGACAGCTTGAAAAGGACCTGCGCCGTCTGTTGGCGGATCAGCAGCGTCTATCTTTTTCATAAGGAGGCGGTGACGTGAAGACATACACGACCGTCGCGCAGGACACGTGGGACATCATCGCTAAGCGAGTCTATGGCTCTGAGGCGTTGATGGACCAACTGATCCGCGCGAATTTACAGCACCGGAAGACGGTTTTCTTCAGTGCGGGCGTCGTGCTCAATGTGCCGGACATTGACACAGACTCGATGGAGTTTGCTGAGAACCTGCCGCCTTGGAAACGTCAGGAGGGTGCGCGATGAGTGGACCTATCCAGACCTATTTGAGGCTCCTCTTCACCGAAGCCGGCACTTCTGTGACGCAGGATATTCTGCCTGACCTTCTTTCCTTTTCCTACGACGACAAGGAAACGAATGAGGCGGACGAAATCAGTCTCACGCTCAAAGACCCGACGGGAAAATGGGCGAGCAAGTGGAAGCCGGACGGCGGTGAAGTCGTCCGAGCTTACATCGCATCCGGGACGGTTGATGGGAAGAAGGGGCGCGAGCTTTTCTGCGGAAAGTTCTTCGTCGATTCGCTCCGCACAAGTGGCTCGCCTCGTGTCTTCGAAATGCGAGCCGTGTCGATCCCTATGAACACCCCGATTCGTCGCAAGATGATCACGAAGGCCTGGGAGAAAAAGACGCTCAAGGGCATCGCTCAGGAAATCGCGGCGGCCGCGAAAGTCAAGCTCCTCTTCGATTCGAAGGAGAACCCGAGCTACGACCGCCAAGACCAGAAGGCCGAAAGTAACCTGAAGTTCCTCTCGCGCCTATGTGAAGACGCCGGGCTTTCGATCAAGGTGACGGACTCGCAGATTGTGATCTTCGACCAGGCTTTTTACGAGAAGAAGAAGCCCGTCAAAACGCTCACGCTGGGCGTCTCGGACATCCTTTCGTGGGACTTCGAGTCGCAGCAGTCTGAGACGTACAAGTCCTGCACGATTTCGTACCGAAACCCGAAAGAGAAGAAAAAGTCTTCTGCAGGCGGCTACACGTCGAACGAGTACGACATCGACGCCGTTCCTGAGAAGAAAAATCCTGCCGTCATGACGTACACCTACGTCGATCCGAACGCCGATGACGACGGTCAGGAGTACCAGGTCAAGAAGCGTGCGACCTCGATCGATGAGGCGAAGCGCATTGCAAAAGCAACGCTGCGCAAGCTCAATCTTCGGAAGATGACAGGCAGCCTTTCTCTTGTCGGTGACACGTCCCTTGTGGCGGGTGTCGTCATCAAGCTCAAGGGATTCGGAAGTTTCGACGGCGGTTTCATAATCGAGAGCGCTTCGCACAGCGTCAGCACTAGCGGCTACGTGACGAGCCTTTCGGTTCGCCGCGTCAACAACAACTACTGAGGAGGTGCGGCATGAACCTATTTGACATGCCAGAGGGGGTGCCGAGCCTCATCAAGATTGGTGAAATCTCGAGCATCGACCCTGCGAAATGCACAGCCCGCGTGGTCTTCGACGACGAGGATAGCATCGTGAGCTTCGACCTCCCCGTTCTTCAGCGCAACTCGCTCAAGAATCACGACTACGCCATGCCCGACGTCGGCGAGGACGCCATCGTGCTCTTCTTCGGCGAGGGGCAGGAAGACGGCGTCATTCTCGGTTCGATCTACGCGGGAGAGGTGACGCCTCCGGAATCGACGGAAAACCGCCGCACGGTAGTTTTCGACGACGACACGCGCGTTTGCTACGACCGAGCGGAGCACAAGCTCACCGTCACGATTGAAGGCACGGAGGTTGTGTTCAATAGACAGGATGGCTCTATCACGGTGCCGAATGCGGTGACGATCAATTGCACGACCGCGACGGTCAACGCCTCGTCGGGCATAACGCTTGACACGCCGAAGACGGACGTTACCGGTGTTCTGAATGTCGCCGGTCTCATCACCGGAAAGGGCGGACTCGCCGTCAGCGGAGGTGGAGGTGCTGCGGTGACGGTCACAGGGAACATGAAGCTGCAGGGCCAGATCGAAGCTTCGAGCGACGTGACGGCGGGCGGCATCAGCCTCATGAAGCACAAACATCAAGAACAAGGCGACGGCGCTCCGACGAGTCCGCCGCTGTAAGGAGGCGAGGAGAAAATGGGCCTGGGATTTTCGGCAGTTGGTCTTTTCGGCAAACTGCCTTTTCTCTGCAGTAGTGCAGTGACATTCACCTTCAAGGACCTGTCAGTTTCACGCTCGGTTCGATGGGCGACGCACGAAGTGATAGGCAAGAAACCCGTTCTTGAATACATCGGTCCAGGACTCACAGAGGTCAGCTTCAACATTCAGCTGAACTCGATGCTCGGGACCCCGCCTTTGGCAGCGCTCATTCAGCTCAAGAAAATGCTCGAGAAGAAACAGGCTGAGCGTTTGCTCATCGGTCCAGATTATCTCGGAAAGTTCGTAATCGAATCAATCGGTGAAGAGCGCAAGTATCACAACAACCTTGGCATCTGCGTCTCTGCAGAGGTCAGCATCACCTTGAAGGAGGCGGCGTAATGGCTCAGTACACAGTGACGCTATCAAGTCAAGTCGACTTCGCGCCGTCTGACGAGGTGCGAGAGATTCTGCAGAACGTGCGGACGATCCTCAGCACGCGTAAGGGCTCCGTTCCTCTGGACCGAGACTTCGGGCTGACGTGGGCGCATATCGACAAACCAATGCCGGTAGCAAAGATGCTGATGCGGTCTGAGGTGATTGACGCGATTGAGGAGTACGAGCCAAGAGCAACGGTCGTGTCTGTCGACTTTGACGAGGACACTGCGAGCGCAATGGACGGTATTTTGAAACCGCGCGTTGTTGTGCAAATCGGAGAGGAGGAATAAGACATGGCTGAAACAATTCCCCGTTGGCACTTGCCGGCGGTTGAATTCCTTGAAACGGACGCCGAGACCATCAAGGCCGAGATTATCACTGGGTACGAACAAGCAAGTGGGCGAACCCTCGCGGCGGGCGACCCCGTACGACTCTACCTTTTGAGCCTTGCTGCCGTCATCATTCAACAGCGCACGGCTGTGAATCTGGCGGCGCAGCAGAACCTGCTTTCATATGCTCAGGACAGCTACCTCGATGCACTCGGCACGCTTTTGAGCGTTACGCGTCTTTCTGAAAGCAAGGCCGTCACGACGATCAAATTCACGCTTTCGCAGGCTCTGGCGACGGTCTACACGATCCCTGCAGGAACTGAGGTGACGAACGGTGTTGTGACATTCGCGACGGACCATGAACTCAATATTGAGAAAGGTAAGCTCGAAGGGAGCGTCACGGCATCCTGCACCGTTGCAGGGACGGTCGGCAACGACTACCTTGCCGGTCAGGTCAACACCATCGTCAAGCCAATGACGTTCGTAGCGAAAGCCGAGAACACAACCATCACGACAGGCGGCTCTGAAGCGGAAAGTGACGAGTCCCTTGCCGAGCGCATTCGACTCGCACCGAACGGCTTCTCTGTTGCGGGGCCTGAGAAGGCGTACGTTTATCACGCGAAGAGCGTGTCGAGCTCCGTGCTTGACGTTTCCGTTACCTCCCCGACACCGGGCGAGGTCGATGTCTATGTGCTTCTTGCGGGCGGCGAATTGCCTTCCAAAGAAACGCTTGAGCAGATCGATGCGTACTTGAGTGATGAAACGCGTCGACCTCTCACGGACTTCGTTCAGGTGCTTGCGCCGAAGGCCGTGAATTACGAGCTCGAGATTCACTACTGGATCAGTCGCGAGGACAGTTCGCGCGCCGAGCAGATCAAATCTGATGTCGAAAGGGCGGTCGAAAAATACCGCGTGTGGCAGCAAGGAAAAATCGGTCGCGACATTCTCCCTGCAAGGCTCATTCAGTACGTCATGCAGGCGGGAGCTTCGCGCATCGACAACCCGACGATGAAGCCAGTTGACTTCCAGAAGCTCGAAAGCGACCAGGTCGCCCAATGCACTGGCGTGAAGATCGTTTACGAGGGCTACAAGGATGAGTAAGGGGCTCGCGGACGTAAGGCTGAGCGACTTACTTCCGGACTCAATTGCTCAAGACGACAACGTCAAGCACAGCGCGACGGCGCTTGACAAGCAGTTGCTCGATATGATGGCGGCGGTTGATCTTCCGTCGATCTACGTCAGCATTGACAAACTCACGAGCACGCAGCTCGACCATGTCGCCTACGGGTGGGATGCGAGCGTCTGGCGCGATTCGTGGCCCGTTGCTTTGAAGCGCAGCGTCTTGAAAAACGTTGTGCGCGAAAAGCGCAAGAAAGGCACGCTTCGTGCTGTCAAGGATGCCGTTTCTTCGATCGGTTCGGCTGCGACCATCAAAGAGTGGTGGCAGCAGGAGCCGAAGGGAACGCCCCACACTTTCGAGATTCAGGCGACGCTTGGAAACATCGACGGCACGCTTGATGCAGAAATGCAGGAGGACCTTTTCGCGCTCATCGACGACGCGAAGCCGGTCCGATCGCACTACACCTTCGTGCTTGTGAGACAGCTCCAGGGCGGCATGGGTGTTGACGGTTATCTGCGCCCGGTAGCTTACGCGCGTATTCGCTCTGAAGAGATTGTCAGCCGTGATATTGATGCGGCTGTCGGCATTTTCGTCGGAGCGCGACCTATTGCTATGCGGTCCCTTGTTGGGCTTGCAAAATAAGGAGGGTTTCTCATGGACATCGTTTTGACGACAGCCGGTATTCAGGCCGTCATCAATGCACAAGAGACCGGTACGAACGCCGTCACCATTTCTGAGATCGGCGTCGGAACCGGCAAATACACAGCAAACAAGGAACAGACACAGCTACAAGCTCAAGTCAAGCGCATGCCGATCCTAGAAGGTGGGCAAGCGGGTGACAACGCGATTCACGTCGCGTGCAAGGATGACGGCCCGGGCTCGTATGAAGTGTGCGAGTTCGGGCTTTTCCTTTCTGATGGGACGCTTTTTGCGGTCTATTCGCAGAGCACGCCGATCATTGCAAAGCAGGAGTCAAGCAATCTGCTCCTTGCTATCGACATGAAGCTCGAAGGTGTCAACGCTGGGAACATCACTTTCGGCGATGTGTCTTTCTCTTTCGCTGCTGCAACGGCCGTGAATGCGGGGATCGTTGAGCTTGCTACTGACGAAGAAACGCAGGCGGGGACCGATACGCAGCGAGCTGTGACGCCCGCCGGTCTGAAGAGCTTGACTTCCACTGCAGAACGTGCGGGTCTCATCCGAACAGCAACGGAAGCCGAAGCGAAGGCGGGAACGGAAGGCGCGGCTGCTCTCACGCCTGCGACCATGAAAGGCGCAGCTGCTTCCGAAGCGGAAACGATTGAAGGGAAGTCCGGGACGCTCTATGTGACGCCTCTCGGCCTTCGAGGCTTGAAAGCTACGACAGGACGAAACGGGCTAGTCGAACTGGCGACCGAGGCAGAGGCAAAAGCGGGGACGGACAAAGAACGCGCCGTTACCCCTGCGAGCTTAAAGGCCGTCGTCGATGAGGCGACCCCGGACGCAAGCGAAGCCGCCAAGGGGATGATTCAGATCGCCTCTACGGTTGATGCTACAGCCGGAACAGATGCTTTGAAGGCAATGACGCCCGCAACTGGAAAGGCTGCGCTCGATGCGCGAATTGCGACAGTTGAGGAAGCGAAAGTTGGCACGTCGGCGACGAAGCTCATCACGCCTGCAACGCTAAAAGCCGTCGTGGATGCAGCTGTGGCGGCGGCTCTTGCGAAACAAGGAGGTGCCGAATAATGGCCAACACAATTTTGATTACTGACGCCGGTCTGGCCGAAGTTGTTGAGGCAGAACAGGGAGGATTCGCCCCCGTTGTCATCACGGAGGTGGGCTACGGCACGGGGCAATACACGCCGACGAACGACCAGACGACCTTGAAGGAAGAGTTCAAGCGTCTAACGACCATCGCAGGCGGTGCGGTTGGAGACAACGTCATCCACCTTGCGGCCCGTGATGATTCGGCAGAGGCCTACACGGTCTACGAGGTCGGTCTCTATACGGCGAGTGGAACCCTTTTCGCAGTTTGTTCGCAGACGGTTCCGATCATCCAGAAGGCCTCGCAGTCGCAGGCTTTGCTTGCGATCGATCTCGCCGTGACGGACTTCTCTGCGGACTCTGTCGCTTTCGGCGATACGAACTTTCTGAACCCGCCTGCTACGACAACGACTCTCGGTGTTGTCGAGCTTGCGACGGATGAAGAAACGATCGCGGGGACCGATGGAACGCGTGCTGTCACTCCGAAGAGCCTGAGCGCACGAACATCGACGGAAAGCCGCACGGGTTTGATCCGCATCGCCGTCCCGGCTGAAGTGCTTTCCGGCAAGGACAACACGAAGGCTGTGACGCCGTTTGGATTGCTGTCTGCCTTTTTGAAGAATCACGGCGACAGCGGATTCCAGAAGCTGCCGAACGGTCTCATCGTTCAGTGGGGTAAGGCTTCGATTGCGGCCGATGGTTCGACCGTTGTTGCCTTCCCTGTTGCTTTCCCGACGAGCGCCGTTTTCGCAAATGCAACGCCTACTGGCGGGGTTGCAGCGGACTTCGTTGCCACAGGCTTGACGAAGGGGAACGCGACCTTCAAGCACAACGCAAACGGCAAAGTCCAGGCGCTTTGGATGGCGCTCGGATTCTGAAAGGAGAGGACAGGATGGCTTACTACTACAGCGCGTCTCAACGCGCTTTTTACTGCACGGAGATTGTGTCGGTGGACGTTATGCCCGCCGACAAGGTGGCGGTCGCTGACGATGTTTACAAGAGCCTCATGGCCGCCCAGAATGCAGGGAAGTTGATTCGACCCGGTGCAGGAGGGACGCCTGAAGCCGTTGAGCAGACCGGATCGGCTGCAAGTGGCATCGTTCACGAGATGACGCCGGCAACGGCCGACAAGCTAGGCCATGTCAAGATCGGCAAGAACGTCGATGTTGAAGCTGACGGAACGATCTCTGTCAATCTCTCGAAGGACGTTGGCGGTCAAAGGGACCGCGCTCCAGAAAAGCCCAACTACGGCCTGAGTTGAGGGAGGTGGAAACATGGCAGCGGTCAAAAATTTCACGCTCGATCAAGGCTCCGATAAGACGGTGTCCTTCGTCCTGAGCGACAAGAATGGTCCACTTGATCTGACTGGATACTCAGCCGCTATGCAACTTCGCCGGTACGCATTCAGCGAAGAGGCAGTCGATACGCTGACGACCTGCAACGGCCGTCTTCAGATCGATGACTCGGCGGGTAAGGTCACTGCGAAATTCAACCATGAAAAAACCGAAAGGTACCCGGGCGACACGGTGCTGTATGACCTGGAGCTTGAGTCTCCGGACGGCGAAATAACGCGTGTGGTTGAAGGGAAAATCAAGGTCTCTCCGGAGGTGACTCGTGTTAGGTGCGCGCGCAAGGCGTGAGCTCGCAATCACTGCGCAAATCACGTCGGAAGAAGAAATTCACGTCGATGCAAATTGTCAGGACGTAGTGCCACAAGTTGTGACGGTTGAGGTTCCTGGCATCCAGGGACCTCCGGGCAAGGATGGGGCAGACGGAAAACCCGGAGAACCTGGTAAACCAGGCGAGGGGGCTCACGTCGAAAGCATTGACAACTCTTTCATTGACAATCTTTTTTAATCGTAAAAGGAGTGAGAAAAATGAGTGAATTGAATGCATTTTTAGATAAGCAAGGTTTGACTCATTACGACAGCAAATTGAAGACGGTCGTTGCCGGGCAGATGACGATCGAGGGGCGCACGATCACGCTGAAGAGCGTCTCTGGTGCAACGCTCGCAACGGTGACGATGCCGCAGACGATCTATGAGCTTGCAACGACTCAGAAAGACGGTCTGATGAGCAAGGAAGACTTCGCCAAGTTGCAAGGTGTCGCAGCTCAGGCGACGAAGGTCGAAAACTCTGAAACGAACGGGAACATCCAGATCAATGATGTTGAGACGCCCGTTTATGTACACCCGAGCGTGACGGCAGGTGCTCTTGGTGCAGGACTTTACAAAATCACGACTGACGGCAATGGGCACGTCACTTTAGGCACGAAGGTTGTCAAGGGCGACATCACGGCGCTCGGTATTCCGGCTCAGGACACGACGTATGGTCCGGCTTCGGCTGATGCGGCGGGTTTGATGTCTGCTGCCGACTTCACAAAACTGCAAGGAGTCGCTGTGGGAGCTCAGGTCAACGTACTCGAAAAAGTGAGCGTCAACGGCGGTGCTCTGCCGGTCAGTTCGAAGGGCGTCAATATCGATCTCACGCCGTACGCGCTGAAAACGGACATTGCGAGCGCTGTGAACTACAAGGGTTCCGTCGAAAACTATGCGGCGTTGCCGACCAAGGATGTGAAGGCCGGCGATATGTACAACGTCGAGACTGCCGATCCTGCTCATCAGATCGACGCCGGGATGAATGTCGTTTGGAATGGCGCGAGTTGGGACCCGATGGCCCCGATGATCACGATGACTGGCATTACGAACGAAGAGATCGACGCCCTCTTCGCGTAGGGGGCGTTCCGATGGCTAACTCTTTTCTTGATTTGATAGGGCTGGCTCACTTCAAAGAGAAGCAGAGTCAGCAAATTAGCAAAGAGTTCGCAAAGAAGTCCGAGGTAGTCACAAAGGCTGATGCCTCGGATTTCGCGAAACACAAGACGTGCAGCGCGATTCGAGATCGAGCACCGTCAAAGCCGGACTACGGCTTATCAAAAACAAAGGAGGGGGCTAAATAATGGCTCTGAAAGAACAAGACATCGTCTTTACGACGACGGATGAAGCAGGCAACACCGTCATCCAGTTTCCGATTACGCGCGTCGAAAATGTCGAAGACGCCGTGCGTACTGTGAACAAGAAGAAGCCTGACAGCAATGGCGATATTCAGATCGATGTCGACATGAGTCATCTGGCGACAAAAGATGAGCTGACGAAGGGCTTGGCGAATAAGCGAGATCACACGATCCAGATCGCCAACGCGGACCTGAACACGCTGCTTGAGGACAAAACATGGGCCTGCAGTGGGACGCTGAAAAATACACCGATCGCTTGCACCTTCTGCATCGTGCAGGCTTATGACACGGGTGCTCCTGTCAGCGGGAACATCGTGCAGGTCTGCTACGTCCCGAACCTAACCGACAACACGGTCCGCACCTTCTGGCGCAACTGCAATAATGGGGTGACCTTCGGAAAGTGGAGCGAGTCTGGCGCGGTGAAGACGGTGAATAGCATCGCGCCTGACGCATCCGGCGAAGTGACGCTTCCGAACGCTACGACGAGCAAGGCCGGTCTCGTGCGCCTTGCTGCTGAAGAGGACGTTTTGAATGAAGCTCCCCAGACGGCGGTCTGCACTCAGCTGATCTACGAAATCAACGAGTTCAGACGCAAGTCAACGGCGTACCAAGTCGGCGACAAGGTGGACTGCGCCTTCCAGTACGAGCGCTTCCTCGAATGCACGAAGGCGGGGAAGACGAGCGCGGAGCTGCTTGATACGCGAAATGTCACGCATGGTCATGTCATTGCGGACGGCATGGTTGAATGGACCGTTCGTACTCATGTTCGAAGCGTGAATGGGAACGTCGCCGGCGCGGACGGTAATGTTCTGGTTGATGTTGGGGTGAAGACGGTCAACGGGAATCGGCCGGACGGAAGCGGGAATGTTTCCATTCAGGCTGGTATTGAATTAGTGAGGTGGTAACGGTGTATATCGTGAAAGATAAGACGCTAGGCGACTGCGTTTTCGCGAACGGCTTTACTCGAAAATATTTTAAGACGATTACCGTTAGCGGCGAACGCGAGTGGGAAAACCCCGCGATTTCAGAATTGGGAACGATCGGGGGCAGTACGTTCGCCTGTGCTGCTACTGGAGACAGAGGCGATAACGGAATAAATGTGGCGTTTGATAAAAACCAAAGCACATCATATTTCAACCGTTGCGGAAGCGGCGCAGGTATAGACTATCTGACTATTACAATGTATAACCCTGTTGCAATTAGGGTTAGGTCGATAGAAATCGTTCCGGCTTACTACAGCTTAAACAAAGGCATCCTCCAATATTCCGACAACGGGAGCACGTGGACTGACATTAAAGCCGTTACAAAAGGGCAAAACGATGTTCCCGATGTTGGTTTGCACAAATATTGGAAGATCAGAGCTATAGAAGGCGTCTACAGTGGGGGCTTTAGAAACGTGCAGGTCTCCGAAATCTACCTCCGAGGATTTGAGCCTTACACCTATCAAAAAGAGGTAGAGGCAACGGCGGACGACTATGACCGTTACGAAGACCATTTAAACATTTTGCGAGGTGAAATAAAATGAGCGTGAAGAAAATTCACCTATTCCCGTCAGAGGAAAGCTACGTGGCCAATAGTGGTAGCGTTGAGGCTGATGATGTGGCTTTGGTGCCGTTAGTGCTGGCACCTGTCGCGAAGTCGGGGAGCTTTAACGATTTGAACAACCGTCCGCAAGCCTACATCACGGAAGCTTGGCGAAGTGGGACAGCTTGGCATCGAGTTTGGTCTAATGGGTGGATTGAGCAAGGGGGGCACGGGACTGGTAGTAGTTGTACTTTTAGTAAATCGTTCTCGAATAAAAATTATTCCTTTGTGGTAAACGCTTCAAACGATTACACGTCACATCCCGATTATCTGGCTGCGTATGAAAAAAGGGGAAGTAGAACGACTTCCAGTACTGGTATTACGACGTATTCAGGTGGCGCTGATGGCTGGGATTGGTACGCATGCGGAAATTAATAGAAGGAGCAATGAACATGGGCTTTGAAATTGGACAAATCTTTGATGGCGAATATCCGCCCGAGTGCGCCGTTTGGTGCAATAGGCACGGCGACCGATGGATCAAAGAAATTGAACCGCTCGAAGGCGTGCGTCGTTTTCAGATCGTAAAGTCGCCGGAGCCGACGCCCGAAGAAATCGCCGCGCAGGAACTTGAACAGGCAAAGATCGAACGCGCGGCGGCTGTGGCGGCAATCAAAGTCGAGGTCGACGGCATGATCTTCGACGGAGATGAGGAATCTCAGCAACGCCTCACGCGAGCGATCCAGGTCGCAGAGATCACGGGCATGGAGTCGACGCAGTGGGTGCTTGCTGACAACACCGTCGCTACGATCACGGTCGAGCAGGCAAAGCAGGCGCTCGCAAAAGCAATGCTCGCTATGGGCGAACTGTGGACGAAGCCTTATGAGCTGAGATCGTGAGCACGCCAACATGGCCGCGAGTACTAATGGCTTATTTCCAGGAGCCTCTGTAATGATGTATGACCCGAGTGTTCTCTGTGATGGTTTGGGGCACAAACAAATCTCGAGGCAGGATCACTGTGCCATCCGATAGCGTTAATCGCTTTCCGTTCAGCCGTGATCCATAAATGATTCTTGTTAATTTGGATATGAAGCGCACGTTGGCCGTAAGTCGATATGCTGACCTCAAGCGAATGAATTTGTAGAAATCAAGAAGCGTCCCGATATATGGGTGATTTGGTTTTGCTCCAAATGTGCTTATGGAAATTTGGCATGGCGCTTCGTAGCTTGCAAAGCAATCCAAGGATAAAAGGTCATCAAAAGCATCCGGCCTAATGACCTCGTTATTCGTGTCCATGTAAAGGCCGCCGTACTTGTAAACGGCATGCAGTCTTGCAACATCGGAAACGAAAGCGTAGATGCCCTTGTTATATGCGTCTACGGCATAGGGGTAAGATTCAATAGGAAAATTGTTTTCATCCCACCTAACGATTTCATAATCTGGTAAGAGACGACGCCACGTATCGATGTTTTTTTGTCGATGCTCAGGGATTCGACCTCCACCAAACCAAGCAAAATGAATGGTTTTTGGGATTTGCCTTGATGGGATGTAATCTCGTTTTATAGGGCTGAATTTTCGACGTAGGAAAAATTCAGCCAAGTCCAAGTGAAGGAAACTGTTAACGATGAAATTCGGCGTAGGGGGGTAACATCTTGAAACACTTTTGATTTGGCTACAAAACAGCTCACGGCCGTCGAAACCATGAGCGGGATTCATATCCGTAACTTTATCACACCGCCTTCTGGCGGTTTTTTTATATGTGGAATTTTATTGTCAAGGCGCTGAAAGATGCGCTAAAGGAAAAGGTGACTGAAATGACAAAGCGAGAAGTGAAGGAGCTGCTCGACAAGCTCGGCGTCAAGGTCGAGGAAGTGACGGACGAGATCGTCGCCAAGGTGCAGGCTCAGAAGGCGCTGCTCGATGCTGAGACGCGACGCAAGACGCGCCTCTTCTGGGGACCTGTCGGCTTCATTGCCGGGGTTCTCGCTTCGTGGCTATACAGCGTCCTCTTCTGAGGATAGATGCAACGAGCTGTGAGAATCGGCGCGATGTGACTAAGGGCATGCTACTGTGTGCTCATGGCCGGGGGACTGTCCCTCGGCCTTTTTTATAAGGAAAGCCATTGTTTTATTACGGCTTCATTAACGACCAGAGCATTTGCACTGGCACGTACGGTTTCCCGACAGAGGTGACCATTCCTAACTACATCTACATCGGAACGACTGACGACAAGACCGTCATCGGTAAGAAGTGGACGGGCAACGGCTGGGTTGAAGTGATCTACTTCTTCTACGCTCAGCTCAACGAAAAGGACCTCTGTATCGGCGTGCAGGAGTATCCGACCGAGGTGATCGATGCGCGTTTGATTCGAATCGAAACGCTCGACGAATCTCTCATCGGCTTCTGGTACGACCGTTCGGATTCGACTTTCAAGCCGGCTCCGATCCGCGTGCTCGCAGATCACTCCACCGACGTTGTGAACTATCGCGACGAAGACCGTTGGCTTTCGGACGTGCTTGACGAAAAGGCAAACAGCCTCACGATCTACAGCAAGACCGAAGCGGACGCTCGCTTTGCCCTCAAGGGCGAAGGCGGCTCTGGTGGAACCCCGGGCGCTGACGGCGCTGATGGTTTGAGCGCTTACGAGGTGGCTGTCGCCAACGGCTTCATTGGTAGCGAGGTTGAATGGCTCGAGAGCCTTGTGGGTGAACCTGGCCTGCCTGGCAAGGACGGCGTTGATGGCAAGGACGGCATCGACGGTGCTCGCGGTGAGCAGGGCCTCCCGGGCAAGGATGGTCTTCCCGGCGCTGAAGGTGCGCCCGGTAAGGACGGCGCTCCTGGTAAGGATGGACTTCCTGGTCGAGATGGCGAACGCGGTCCGCAGGGCTATCCGGGTGCCGATGGTCGCGATGGAACGAATGGCCGAGATGGTCAGGACGGCCAGGATTTCGGTGGTTCTGTAGCTTCTGACGTTATTCGCCTCAACGGGACTCAGGCGCTCTTCAAAACGTCGTCCATGATGACGCTCGCGACGAACAGCCTTGAGACGATGATTGCCGGTTCGAAAATCTACTCGAAGACGGCCATCAGCGTTTCGTCGGACGTTCGACTCAAGGAAGGAATTGCGAAGGTCGATGCCGATCGAGCGATTGCGTTCATTCGCAAGCTCCCAGTTGTCACCTATTCCTACCTCGGCGAGGAAGACGGTCAGAAGCACATGGGGCTCATCGCGCAGCAGGTCCAGAATGCGGACCCGCAGATTGCGAAGCTCTTTGTCAGCAAGTCGTCTGAGGGCTATCTGGCGGTGGACTATGCTTCGCTCGTTTGTCCGTTGATCCTCGCGGTTCAGCGACTTTCGGAAGAGGTTGAGCGACTTAAAAGATAAGGCTTAAAGCTCCATAACAGGGGGACGGGAAACCGTCCCCTTTTTTTACGCCTGTAGTGATGGCAGGCGTGTCAGGGCTAGGGATTTTGACGGTCGTTGAATATGGTGAAGGGGAGAACAAACAAGGAGGTGATTTATGGAGAGAGGGTTTGTGCAGACGTTCATCGACTACATGTCGTTGCTCGTACCTGCTAAAGGGGAGGCGTATTTGATGCTCGCTTCAGGGGCTGTCGGAAGCGCACTGGCTTGGGCGCTAGGAGGTATTGACCTGCAGTTGCAGTGGCTGTTGATGTTCGTCGCCGTGGACTACGTGACGGGGACCATCGCTGCAGGAAAGACCGGCGAGTGGAACAGCCGTGTCGGCTTTCGAGGGCTTTTCAAAAAGGTTTTCATTTTCGTCGTCGTGATGCTTTCGCATGGGCTTGACGTAATCGCAGGCACAGACATGCTGCGCAACGCGGCTATTGCGGCTTACGCCGTTAATGAACTCGGCAGCACGCTTGAGAATCTTGACCGCCTTGGCTTTGGCGGCATGATCCCAGGCTTTCTGCATCGAGCGATTAAGGAAATTAAGAGTAGGGAGGTTGTCAAGAAATGAGTAAGAAACTGACTATCGTGCTGGACCCGGGGCACGGAGGTACTGATCCGGGGGCTGTGAATGGTCGCTACAAAGAGGCTGAAGCGGCCTTGGGTATCGCAAACAAAATTGCGGACAAACTAAAGGCGAAAGGGCATCGCGTCGTGCTCACTCGAACGAAGGATCAGGCGCTTCTGCTTCAACAGCGATGCGACATTTCGAACGCTGCCAAGTCGGACGCGTTCATTTCGATCCACTGCAATAGCGCCGAGAACAAGGACGCAAGCGGAATCGAGACGTTCAAATATCCGGGTGTTGGAGGCGTGACGAAACGCCTTGCCGAAAACATCCAGAACGGTCTGGCTTCAAGCTTTCCTGAAGAAAAAGACCGAGGTGTCAAGGAGGCGAAGTACTACGTGCTGAAGCACACGAACGCACCGGCCGCACTGGTGGAGGTCGGCTTCATCTCACACGATCCGACAGCCGAGAAATTGTTCAGGTTCAGCTACCAAGACAAGCTCGCACGAGTAATTGTCGAAGGAGTCGAAAAAACTTTTTCTTGAGCCGAATTTCAAAAATTCTTGTGACCTATAAGGGTTTACGATATACTAATTAGGCATGCAGAGAATTACGCGGGAAGTGACGCGTAAGTGACACGAGAACACGAAAACCGCGTCACACCGGGCTTTGTCCGACTAATCAAGTTACTGTTATAGTAAATTCTGTAGCGTCCTACAAGACACGAGAAAAGCCCCTGAAACCTACTTGCGGCGCGGTTTCTGGGGCTTTTTAACTTTCAGAGAATTACGGGGAAACGCCCTGTTTTAAAGTGCGTAAGTGACACGTAAGTTACACGACACGCCTAGAAAAAAGCCTTTCGGCTTGACTTTCCCAGTTCACTGAATTGTCACACAACGTTCACTTGCATTCGATCGCTCATGTCTTTGCGCGTATATGATGTGTTATGTTGTTTGCGTTTCGACTCGTATCGTCATGGCTAAATTGATCGTTCTTACAGGCAAGAAATTCGGCAAGTTGCTCGTTCTGAGGCGAGCTGAAAACAAGGGCAAGAAAACGTGCTGGCTCTGCCTATGTGATTGTGGAAACGAAACGGTTGTAGCCGGGTCAAACCTCCACAGCGGAAACACTTCCTCTTGCGGGTGCTCATACAACCATGAGTTCCATGGTCTTCGATACACGAAGCTTTATGGCGTTTGGGCTACGATGAAAAATCGTTGTTCAAACCCGAGCGTTAAAGAGTTCAAAAGTTACGGTGCGCGCGGCATTAAAGTTTGCCCAAAATGGGCGTCGAGCTTTATCGCGTTTCACGACTGGGCTATGTCCAATGGATACAAGGATGGCTTAACCATTGACCGTATCGATGTAGACGGTAACTATGAACCTTCAAATTGTCAGTGGGTAGACAAAAAAACACAGCAGTCAAATAGGCGAAACAATCTGCTAATCGAAATTGATGGAGAAACGCACATCGTTACGGAGTGGGGCCGAATCAGCGGTGTTAGCAGGCAAACCATTGTTCGCCGGTACAAAAAAGGCGTACGAGGAAAAACGCTGATAGGACATCAGCGGATCTCCAGTTGAAGCTTGTCGATAGTGTCCAGTAATTCGTCGAGTGTTTTGTGCGTGTAATGTTCGCTGACATTCGAATTCGAGTGGCCGACGATGCGTTTCAAGGCGACTGAGTTCGACGATACGCCGCAAGAATCCATCAGAGAAACGAACGTATGTCGGAGTGCGTGAGGCGTGTGCGAGACGCCTAGGCGCTCCATATACGGGTCGAAAAAGTGCTTCTTGTACTGGTCGTACTTGATCGGCTTGCCGTTCGCGTTTTCGATCAGGTGTTCGCCATCGAGGCGCTTCGAAAGGATCGGGGCGAGCTCTCGGTGGATCGGCACGATCCGGTCTGCGCTTTCGGTCTTTGTCCCGCGCACGTGGATGATGCGCTGCGCAAGGTCCACGTCTTCGGTCTTGACCCCGAGGAGCTCTCCTATCCGCATGCCGGTGTAAAGCATGATGAGCACCGTGTCAGCCAGTTGCAATTCCGCGTAAGACTTCTTGCCAGTAGGGAATTGCACTGCGAAGTCTTGCGAGCCAAATACAGCGCCGAGCTCCTCTGCCGTGAAGAATTTTTCCTTCGCGGCCTTTTTCTTTTTGGGCGGTGTGATCACCAGGAACTGCGAGTAGTCTTTCGTGACGATGTCGTTCTCGATGCAGTACTTGAACGCGTTTTTGAAGATCGATTTCACCTTGCCCTGACTCTCCTCCGACATGTGATTCATGCCGTCGAGGATGTCCTGCATGTGGACCTTCTTGATGTCGGCCATCTGCATGTCGTAGAGCGGGGCGCAGCGCTTGTAGGCTGACCTGAGCCCGGCGGCGCTGCTCGGGTACTTCTTGAAGTGCGGCGGCGTCCAGATGTCCCAGACCTCAGCAAAGGTGAGCGTCTTTCTTGTGAGGTCGATTGGGTTCTGGTGGTACTCGGCCAAAGCGATCATCGCTTCTTTTCGGCTTGCGTAGTATCCAAGCGTGGACGTGAGCTGCTTTGCCTTTCCCGTCTCTTCGTTGATCTCCCATCCGGTTGTGATTCGTACCCAGAAGGGCCGTCGGCGATTGCCGCTTAATTTTGAAATGTTTCCATAGCCGTTTGGCGCTTTAATTGTCATCACCTTCTTTGAGGTGCTTGGTTTGATACTCCTTCAAGAAGTTCTCCATTCCAATGCGCTCGGTTTTCGATAGCTGCTTGAGGAAATCCGTCTGAACTGGCAGGCCTATCAGCAACGCAGGATTCACTCTCAGTTCGACGGCCATATCCCTGAGGATGTTTCGCTTGATGTTCGTGACCTTTCCGCTTTCCCATTTTTGGACCGCAGCGGCCTGCACGCCAAGTCGCTCACCGAGTTCTGCCTGCGTCAGATTTCGAAGCATCCTCGCGCGTTTGATGATGTAGCCTATTTCTTTGTCGGATAAATACTCCATTAAACCCTCTCCCTTTGTTGTATAAATATCTAATTTGGATATATATCTAATTTAGATCATTTAATTTATCAAAGCAAGAGGAATGATTAACTTCCAAAAATTCACTATTGAACTCAATTGTCTGATTTCGTACTATTTTTTTGAAAGGCAGTGAGAGGCACCGTGCGATCATGCGCGATTTTTTTTAACCGCAACTGTCTAAAAAAGATGAAAAAGGAGATGTTTTCCATTGAGAAACCTAACGGTGAACGATGTCGCTAAGGCGCTCAATAAGTCGCCCCAGTACATACGAATCTGTCTGCAAAAGGGATTGCTTCCGTTTGGAACGGCTGCAAAGATGCCGGGGAGCAATCAGTGGTCTTATTGTATCTTCCCAAAGAAGTTCAAGGAATACGTTGGCGATGAAGCCGTTTGAGAGAGCTGCGTTGAAGAGGGCACGCAGGGAAGCGGGGTTCACGCAGGCGGAGCTGGCCGCGCTTGTCGGATGCGGACAGCAAACAGTCTCAAAACATGAGAGCGGTGCCGCGACACCGGCGCACTTCAAGACGTTGCGAGCGTATGAGGAAGTGCTCGGCGTTCCGGCTTGCGAGCTCTTTCCGGACGTTTTCGGGGCGGAGGAATGAAAAAGGCCCCGCCGTGACAGTTCGGCGAGGCTATCGAATGAAATGAGGGGAGGAATTCGCTATCTCTAGTATGACATCCCCCGAAGAAAAAGCAATAAGCCCAAACATGTCGGGCGTAAAGCACCATTTCAGCGTGTCGGTTGCCGTCGAGGTCGGCGTCAACGCAGCCGTCGTTTTGGAGAACATCGCGTTCTGGGTCCGAGCGAACAGGAAAGCAGGTCGTCACAAGCACGATGGCAAGCACTGGACCTATGGCAGCACGCGTCACTTTGCCGAGCTCTTCGACTATCTGAGCGAGAAGCAGGTGAGGGGCGCTCTGGATAAGTTGATAACCTGTGGATACGTGGAAACAGGGAACTTCAACCGATCGGCATATGACCGGACCAGGTGGTTCACTCTGACCGAAAAAGGCGAGCGCGCGACCCAGGAGCGGCAGTCCGAAAAGCCGACAAAGGCGAAAGGTGCGGCCGGTAATGGGCGACCTATACCAGATAAAAACAAGAAATCGAAAACGGGATATATGACAGATGCAACGCCCGGGCACTACCGCCGGGACCCGTTTGACTTTTGAGGGAAGGAATGAGAATGAATGGCTTTGAGTGAAGTCGATCTTTCGCACATTCGCAACGGGCGCACGAAGCCCGCAATCTGCACCACACATGGTGCATTTACGGACACGGGAGTAATGATCCGCGACCGGATCATCTGGATGGGCTGTGCGCAGTGTGCGCTTGAAGCCCGCGACCGTGAGAACGCCAGACTGGCGAAAGAGGCTACAAAGCGCAGCGAGGCGGTGAAGGCTTGTCGCATCATCGGTGACGCGGCCATACCGGCTCGATACAGAGGCCGCACGCTTGAAGGCTATGTCGTGTCGAACGGTGGCCAACGTGCCGCGCTTGAGGCTTCAAGGGAGTACTTGCAGACAATCTGCGAGAACGACGACAGTGGTGCAAACCTGCTTTTCTACGGCACGTCTGGAACGGGTAAGACGCACCTTGCCATAGGAATCGCGCAGGCGTTGATCGAGCACGGCGGCTCTGCGCTCTATACGCGAGCGTCTCGGATCGCTCAGCGAATCAAAGAGACCTACGGACGCCAGTCGGATCGAAACGAGCGCGAGGTGTACGAGTCCTTTGCTACGCCTGACCTTCTTGTCATAGATGAAGTCGGCAGGCAGTTCGGGACCGATGCCGAGAAGCTGATGCTTTTCGAGGTGATCAACTCACGCTACGAGGCGCTGAAGGCGACGATCGTCATCAGCAATCTCTCTGGTGAAGCCTTGATGGACTACTTGGGCGAGGCGGCGATGGACCGGCTTCGCGAAGGAGGCCGTTCTGTGCTCTTCGACTGGACGAGCTATCGACGCCGAGGATATTGAATTACACGAGACCCCTTCGCGGGTCTCTTTTTGCATGGAGGCTTCGATGAACTGGAAGCTTTTTGTGCCGCTCGGGCTGTTTGCTGCGGGCGCTGTCGGCGGGTACATGTACGCGTCGCACGAGTACGGCGAGGAGATCGCCAATGTCAAACTTCAGGCCGCGATTGTTCGCGCAAACGATGGGAGAAAGGCTTATGAAAAACTTGTTGCTGCGCAAAACGCGCTTGATGCTTCTCGGCGCGATGCTGTGCGCCTCTCTGACGACCTTGACCGGGTGCAGCGTGCCTACAAAGATCGTGAGCGACGAGCCTCTGCCGACGCCTGCCGAGTGGAACGAGCCGCAGTCTCCGCGTGCGAAAAGCTACTCCTTGAAGGCGCAGGCTTGGTTGAAGGAGGTGGACGCATACTTCAAGACGTATCCGCGATTCACGACGCCAGAGTAACCCTGAACAAATGAACCCCCGTCTGGATGTTCAAACGGGGGCTATGGCGTATCTGTTGGGGATTAGGCGCGGTCTTCAAGGCGGGCAGCGATTTCGTCGCGTTCGTCGCAAAGCGCCAGGAATGCCTTGACAAGGCTTCGCCATTCTACTTTTTTCCCGGCTGCGTAAGCGTCAGCAGCCTCGTCGCTCTTGAGGTCGATGGCAAGTTCGAGCTGTTCGAGGGCTTTTTCGAGTTCGCGGCGGTTGTCGGTGTTCGTCATGTTGGTCTCCGGTGTTTTGTTTGGGTGAGTTCATGTTCGCTCTGTGCCTGGGAGACAGCAAGTTTTAGTTAAACCTTCTTGCTTTGAATCATTCCTTGCCATACCTTCACGAAAAACCCCCGATCAGCTTCACGCCGGTCGGGGGCTCCTTTTTTGTGTCTGTAGGTTTTGCTCAGTAGATGATGCCCTGAGACGGGGAGAAGTATTCTTCGACGACGTTCGCGCGGTTCGTGCGCGGAAGGACGAAGACGAAGCGAGTGATCTCACCAAGCTCGGCGTCGTGCTCCGTGGCTTGCCACTTGATGACCTTGCGTGACTTGACGCCGGACTCGGTGTCGACAGACTTGTAGGTTTCGCCTACAAGCGTGAACGTGATCTGATTCCCGTTGTGGGTGATCGTGAATTGACCAGTGATGCGCGGCATGATGTGCTCCTTGCGTTTGAGTGATGGGGTATTTCCCCTTTTGTTAAACGCATTATATGCAAATTACGCAAACAAAGCAAGTAACATCGATCAATCCTTCGTCGGCAGGATCGCATCTGCCCACTGTTGCATGATGGGACGACGTTGCTCAAGGAGGTCTGAGCGTTGGTAGGCCTGCACGACCTTGTCGCCCTTTACGTGAGCCAGAGCGCGCTCGGCAAGGGCCTCATGGATGAAGTTCTCCTCGCACCAGTCGCGGAACGTTGATCTGAAGCCGTGCATTGTGA